TCACAATACACAAGAATGGGTTGATTTTTATAATAAGCATTTTCACGAATGGACTCAATCGCGAGCCGCAAATACGGAGTGCTTTTATAAGTATTTATAACCCAAGTGAATAAAGGCTCGTTCATAAAATTATTCATCACATTTTTTCCACCAATCGGCGTCTCCGCTGTCATTACTGTAGTGCTTAATGACTTGTTCAAAAAAAATCTTTGCACTTTCATCGACATTGCCTGTGAATTTCATTTTTCCATTCTCCATGACAAGACTAGCAATTTCTTCACCGTCTAAAATGATATTAAATATATTTCTTTTTTTCATAATCACGCTTCAATCGAATTTGTGCTACCCTGCCACCTCGACCATATACCATTTTCATGTTTTTTATAACCGCGTTGATGCCGTAGGGTATAATCCGTTATAGGGCTACCGTCGCCGGTATCCCACATATCACATCCCAATTCGGGGTGTTTACCTCTAAAAATAGGAGCAGCAGCAATAAATCTACTACATCCAAACTTTTCGATTTGATGTGGCCTTTTGGTTGCAGTACCACAATGGCATAGTGTAATATTCATGATTTCATCTCCGTATTATTTTTCTTTTGTTCAAACAATGTGTCTTGAGTGTGTGCTTGTATAATACAAGCAAAGAATAGTTGCGCACTTTCATCAACACTGCCGCTAAACTTCATTGTGCCATCATTCCAATCAAGTTTTCCAATCGCATTTTTACCATCATGAAAAGTCATGCTCAAATCTGGCTGTATGGTAATCAATGTTTGATGTTCTTTGCCCAAATCAAGTGTAAGTTGTGTTTCAGTTGTTGTATTCATATGTTTCTGCTTTCTTTCTCAATTCAATATATTCTCTCATCATATTTTTCTTTGAGAAAAAGTTGTTTTGTCCAGTTTCGGCTCGCATGCAATATGTTGGAATATCCAACCCAGCTACACCTCGTTTCACGGTGAGAGAGTTATGATGCAGTACGCAACATCTGTCCACCATACCAAGTTTCCAACCGTTGTGTTTTGCCAACAAAGCAAAATAGAAACAAATGCCCCATCCATACAACAAATCACCGTCGATTTCTTTGACTTGTTCAAGCAATCTTCCGCTGATCAATGGACATTGAAAATCAATATAATCAACAGGTCTGGTTTCTTTGGCACTCCAACTGTGCATACTCTTCCAATGACATTGGCCTTTGGGTTCAATATTATAAAAAGAAGGTGACACAATATCATAGCGTTGTTCTTGAGAACAATATTTGTCCATGAAAACTTCTTCAAACATCTCTTCACGCAAAGACCTCACAAAGTTGTATGGATGAACTGTCAAATCATTGTTCAAAAACATCATGCTATCATACTTTTTATTTTCCAATGTATATTGCATGGCAGCATTGAAACCACCACCAAAATACACATTCTCACCCAACTCAAATGAGGTGTGTTTGCTCTTGCCTTCTGGTGTAGAACCGTTGTCTATAACAAACAAGTCATAGTCAGTTCGCTCATAGGGTTTGAGCGACTCATATAACATGTCCGTGTAATCGGGTAGATTATGGTTTAGAATGAATGCTGCTGTTTTGCTCATAGTTTGTTTATTGATAATCTACCATTACGTTTGTTTGGCTTCAAATTTTTGTCCAAATTATAAAAATGGCGAAACGACTTACGAAGATAGCTTTCAAACTTCGTTTCGCTCCAACCAACATAATCTGCTATGTTTGTATTCACCACCACGGTATATGTCACTCCGACATAACCATCAATAAGATATTTCACATCGAACAATTTACCAGTTTTCTTTATTTCAATTTGTGTTTTTTTCATAATTCTAAAATCTCCACGATTGTATCATAACTAGGCATATCTTCTAGACCACGAGTCGATTTCCAAACGGCCTTCGGTCTAGTTGGAGGAACCCGTTTAATTAATTTCCACAGATTTGCCAATTTAATTCCTTTGCATTTTGTGCATTCCACAAAGCCTCGGTCTGGCCACGATGGCTCGACTTCCTCGTCCATGTAATTACCATATATTCTCCAAACATGATTGCAATCTTTGTCAACTTTGTTCATTTTACATCATCTCCGTTGAATACTTTCATTTGGATACTTTTACCAGTCATTTCTGCCTCTTCAATATAAATCTTTTTGGTTGGTTCAGTAACCTCAAAGAAGTGTTCTAGTTCTTCTGTGCTATCAGCAAACATCATAAATGCTTCTTCTTTGCCACTTTCTTTACACTTGAACAATTTATATTCCGTAGTTGTTATGATAGTATATCCAGAATCATGCCAAAGCATCTCTCTGATAAACCAAAATTGTCCGCATATTGTAAATACCGCTCTTAAAGTTGAAACATAATCAGTCATCAACTGCCCATTGTCCCACAAATGCTTCAGTGCCCAGATGGCAGTAGCAGTGAGTACAATATGCAAAAAGCATAAAACTGTTATAATATAATAATACAAACCTTTTTTCTGTGTAGTCATAATTGTTTTCAGTCCTCGTCAATAAAGAACTCTATCTCTTTTTCATCAATTTGCGAGTTATAAAAATCCAAACACTTTTTATTTGTTTTGATTTTGTGTGGAGAAAAAGACTTTATACTAAGTGAAGATAAATTACGCACTCTGCTCAATGCTACATATACTTGTCCCGCAGCAAATGCTTCACTTACATCAATTTCTGCTCTATCAAGTGTGCTGCCCTGACTTTTGTGAATTGTTATTGCCCAAGCAAGTTTCAGTGGCAGTTGTGCGCGAGATGCCAGAACGACTTTCTTCATTCCGCCACTTAAACTATCATATTCATTCTGCTTAACTTCCCATTTTTGGACCTCGATTACTTGTGACCCGGCTGTGACAAAGTCAACCACGGCACAGGAGTCGTAAAGTTCTTTTACTATACCTACACTGCCATTGACCAACCCAATTTTTGGGTCAATATTCTTTAACAATATAACTTGAGCGCCAATTTTTAATTCTAGGTTAGTCGGCGCTGGGCAGTTTTTGTCGAAGAACTGCTTCCATGAATCGCCACCAGAATCGCTCGCATGATAATATTTAGTGACGGACTTAATTTTAGCTAATTCAGCATGATTATATCGACTAACATCGACGTTTTTACAGTATAATTTAACCGGCGCAATACCATCGTCCGGGAATGCCCGACCAACACATCCCAACAATAATGAAAAATCTTTGGCCGAACCGAGTCTAACTTCGTTCAAAAGTTTTGCAAAATGTGGCTCGTCGTGTTGACGAACAATCTCCGTCAAGTGAATTGTCTTAACCCCCGCGTCCTTCCATGCCTGCGAGTCGAATGCAAATTCCTCGTTCTGATAGTTCTTGAATACTGGCGGAAGTTGCATGAAATCTCCGACAAATACAACTTGCATACCACCGAATGGTTTCTCTTTATTTCTGATGAATTGGCATACAATATCAAGCTTATCTAGCAGATTAGACTGCGCCATTGATATTTCATCAACAATCAAAACCTTGGAACTTTTTATACGGTCTACGGCTTTCTTGTTTTCCGATACTTTATCCAGCAAATCCATGCCGTCTTCTTCGGCCAATCCCATTCCAGACCAAGAATGGAGTGTGGTTCCTCCTATATTTAGTGCCGCCACGCCAGTTGTTGCGGTCTTTCCATAAAATATGGAATGTAGGTCCAAGAACTTGAATAACAGATTCACACAGAACGATTTGCCTGTTCCAGCGGGGCCGGTAAGAAAAATATTGCGGCCAGAGAAAAAATCCTTAAAGAACTTTTGTTGAAGCTTCGTCAGGCTTTTATATTCGTCCAGTTTCTTGAACGAATCGAACATGCTTAAGTTGATTTTTGCCATAATGTGAACAAATCATACGCCAATGTCCACAGATGTCAATACCAATGTCCACGGATATTTGCCGATATCAAAACCTGAATACTAACATAACATCGTCCAATTGCTCATTTATCCAACGTCTATCTATCACAGTTGGCACCGGCGTCACTCTCTCCAAGAAATATTCTATGTTATTGTGTACCTCAAAGATATCTTCGATGACATATAATCCATCCGACTTCACTCTATTTTTCAACAGATTGTATATCTTGACTTGAGACTCTTTTTCGTGTGCTCCATCGTCTATAATAATGTCAAATTTTGTGTCTTGTAGATGTTGTTGAAACAATCCCGGACTTCCGGCGTCGAACACATACGCGTTTATGTTCTCTTCCGGTGGAAAGTCGTCAAATGACTTAACAATATCAATTCCATATACGCGAGTTTCTGGATTATTGAAGAATCTACGCCACATCATCAAACTGCCGCCTCTATTTACGCCTATTTCGAGGATATTTATCGGCTTGTCTCTAAATTTACCGAATAGTATGTCGTAGAATTGGGCATAAGTGTGCCCCGGCCCACCTTCAATTGGTCCATACGCACCAGCACCCTTATCCGTGAGTCGAGTTGGGTATTCTTTTATTAACTTATCATATATTTGTTGAAGTGTTTCCATAGTTTAATATTTTAGCGGGATTGAAGCATTGCTTTGCATGACAATTCCCATGTAAATAGTCGAAAGATTTTGTTCGGTGTATCCCTGATACTTTAGTTCGTGGTATTGTGCTCCATAATGAAACACTTTGAACAGTGGTTCAATTGGCAGCATGTGCTTCTCGTATGTCATCAACCATTCGCCATACCAAGAAAATTCGCTCGGTACAATTCTTATAACATCACTCATTGTTAATTTATTTGGGACGAGGTAATTGTCTTTAAATTGTTTCCAAATGTTACAGTTCCATATAACCGGACTGGGACCAAAATCATAATATCTCCCAACTCTCCCGAACACATCCATGACTTTTTGTCTACATTCCCCAAAGCTTATTGACGGGTCAAATCCTAATAAGTGGGCCTTGTTGCAGGTCCAATTGAACAATTCTTTTTGCTCGTGCATTACAACGTAGGGTTCTCCATTCGGAGCAATGAAATCTTTTACATAGAACGGGCGTATGAAATAACTATCGCTGTCTAACACTAAGTAATTTTCACACACGTCTATTTTCCAGAGCGAACTTTTCACAATTTGTTGACTTGTCCAATCTTCTACTCCGGATTGTCCGCATATACTCTCGTCCGATATTATGGTGTACCCGGAAGAACCCAACGCTTGTTTGAAAATGCCAATGTCATTGTTTGGACATGAGATATAGAAAGGTATATTATCTCTATTATATTTTTGAATACTTTCAAACAGAACTTTGATTCGATTCACATCCCCCCTGTATGATTTACAATACAATACTATTTTATTCATTTTAATATACTTAACATATTAGAGAAAACTGCGTCGGTTGTCAATCTTTCTTTCGTATATTTTAAAAATTTATCAGCTAATGTATAGTATAAATCGTCCGACAATTCCCCAGATTTTACCATAAGGTTCGCCTCGCGGCACAAATCCTTTGGAAAGTCCGCGAGTGTTCTTGCTGGGCAACCGTCGATATCTGGGAAGTATGGAACACATCCGTTCATTAATATTTCATAATGTCGCATACAATCCCACCCACCCTTTTTATGAGTCAATGCAAAATACGACTTTTGATAATCTGCATAATAAGAAGATTCTTCGGTAAAAGTATATGTCTCAATTTTTCCGGGAATCACACTCCCCCATTCTTGTGTCTTGATGGGAACAGAATTCACAATCTTCTCTTTCGGGGCACCGAAACTTATCGGTCTGACCCAATATCCACCAACGTCCAGTTCACGCTTGAACAGAGTTACGGTATTTGGATTTTGATGTCTTATTTGCTGACCATCCTCGCCATCAACTATGAATATCTTTTCTTTGGGATAGTGCGCTATCACCTCGTTTACATAATCGTCACACCGAGTAATTGACCCATATATTATGTAATCAAAGAATCTGGCTGATATTTTATCTCGGATATCCTCTCGGTCTATTTTTATGTCGTCTAGGGTACCATGTAGAGTGAATCCTCTACCATAACTATTGCCACCATCCGGCACGCGTGTATTCCAGAACTTAACCTTTTCTTTCTTATACATGTACCAAGGAAAATTGGCATCAACAAAATTTTCTCCCAATACACTTCTCCCCCCGTGAATAATAGTGTCCGACTGGTAGTCCGGCAAATCGCCTTTGGATATAAATAAAACCTTCATTTTCTTTCAAATAGGAAATTAGACTGCACCAATTGATTGTCTATGTACGTTGAATCGCACATATCAGTTATGCTATAGCCACGGGCGTATAGGTGGTCGGCGACTTCCTTGAACATTGGAGCCCCGTCGTTACAACTCACGAATGACACTTCCAAGTAAATCCAACGAATAGACGGCAAAAGTTTTTCCGCCCCATCCAGCACAGACAGTTCCGCCCCTTGTACGTCCATTTTCAAAAACTCTGGCACTATTTCGGGCGGAACTATATAATCCAGTCGATACATTGGGAGTTCTATTACTTTGGCATTAGAAAAGTGAACGGTATTCTCTTTAAATATAGAACATCCCGTAGACACCGGGTCATCCGGGTTTGTGTAAAATTTTACACTTTCCACGTTCTCTCGTCCTAATAGACACGGCACGAATTCAATTCCCCTTGACTCTAGGATTGGGATGCAATTTGGATTCGCCTCAAATGATATAATTCTGCTGTCGGGGAATGCCGACCGCATCATCTCGTTGGTTTCCCCAAAATGGGCACCAACGTCAAACAATACCTTCGGGTAGTTTCCTCTGGACTTAAGACGCCCAAGTAAATGTATAAAATAATTCATATAGTTGATTCCAATAAAAGCTTATCTAAATTTTCTACATTATTAGAACATATTTCTCTCATGTTATTGCTTATTTTAGCATCTGGCCAGTCCCACCACTTTATTTTTAAAAGTTTTTCTATAGATTCATCAGAAAATCTTTTTTTAATAAGCTTGGCTGGATTTCCTCCTACGATTGTATACGGTTCTACATTTTTTGTTACAACCGATTTTGCAGCTATTATCGCACCATCTCCAATAGTCACACCAGACATAATTGTAGAACCAAATCCAATCCAAACGTCGTTTCCAATAATAACATCACCATTCGAAGTCAACACTCCTTTTCCGTCCGAGCCCTCGGGTCCAAATTTATTAAAAATATTATTTTGCCCATCCAATCCAAACTTGTATGTCGAAAATAAATCGCTTCTATGATTTCCCCCAAGAAATATAGTAATATTATGTGCTATACTACAAAAACCACCAATAATTAACTGAGAGTTGGACCCGTAATCCCTAGCATCAATAAATTCTGTACCATATGTGTATTTACCAACAATCATTGTATTATAATTTCTTCCCCAAAAAACACTACGCCGGTACCAGACCCATGCCCAACACACGTAAAGTCGGATTTATTTGAATCGACTTTTGTCCAAAATTCTTTCATTCCACCATTCAAATGAATATCATCAAATATAATTGTTCCGGTATATCCCAAGCCCTTCACGAATTCGTAGAAGCGGAGTTCGTCTTTTCCATTATGTGGTGAAATGTCATATAAAATAAAATTCGACGATAAAATCAACTCCTTGGATTCCGTGTATATGTCCTTAATCTTAAATTCTATATTTGGAATATCGGAAAAGTCAACATCGAGTTGGTTAACTATATTGTATGATATAACTTTGTTGGTTGGATTTGTACTCAGCGCAAGTGCCGATGCTCCTTTGTATGTACCTATATCCAATATAATAGAGTTTCTATTCATCATACTCAACGCGGTCAATAATCTATAATGCTCCATTCCAATTGCGCTGGAATAATACATCGCCATTTCGGATAGATGTTTGTCGATATGCGAACTCTTCATTGGAAGGCTCGATAAAAATTGTTTTGCTAATATCATTTGATAAATATAGTATTAAATCTCTCTATTACATTCGCAGGAGAGAATCTGGTTGAGTAACAATCCCAGTCTATATCTCTTACATACTCTTTGTCAATCTGTAATAAGTATGAAAGTAATTCTTCCTCGTTTTTATATGTTATTGCTTTTTCTCCCAAAATATGTAAATGGCTGCGCATATACCACCAATACGGAGCATCATAAGTCAAAATCGGTTTATTCATCGAAGAGAATTCTGCCACCGCCAACCCAAATGTCTCACCGTCGGACCTACCATGAATCATGGCATCGCAAGTGCTGATAAAATTACCTTTAAATTCCAATTCTGGTTGAAATGGGATGAATTTGGCTCTTGGGTGGTCGATGAATGGTTTGGTGTTAAGAAACACTGTATAAAGGTCTTGGCGAGCATTCAAAGCTGACTTTATAGCAGAATGCACGAATGGTAGATCAAATTGCTCGTAGCCGCCTAATCTTCCAACAATAAACGCGGTTTTTGGAATACCAAGTTCGTGGTGCAATGTGCTATTAGTCTTTTTTATATCAATTATATGAGGAACCCATAGTTCTTTTTTATAATATTGTGCCAGCCATTCACTTACTCCCGCATACACGGAACCATGAGGCTCTCTCATGTCAAACACACAATGTATCGCAGTTTTACAGTTGGTCGGACATATTTTATCAATGTTTCCGGCCTTTGTCATATATAATACATCTATTTTTTCCTTGTCTACCAGACACTCTAGTTCCGATACATTTTCGTACATTGAATATCCAAACTTTGAGAACTTATCCATAGGATGAGTGGACTTCGGTTTCGATGTTATAATATGAACATCATATCCAAAATAATTCTTCAATGCGCTTGCATAATCATAAATAACCGTGCTATTTCCCCTGTGGTCGAGTTGGTTTGCGTGCAGACCTATCTTCATTTTACCAATTCTCTATAATATTGAATTACATGGTCAATCGACGGACCGAGCAAATCTTGATTTACGACATCAAGCTTGACTTCGTCTTTCCAGAAGAACTGCAATTCTAGATTTTCAGGTCGTGCCGGATTACTTTTTGTCCACGATTCTATATAGTCAGAATTTTCCAAGAAAGATTGCTTAGGATAACCTTTAAATTTTCCATCTTTTACCTCGTATACCCAACGATGGTGAATGAATCCTCGCCAGTGTCCTTCGTGCCTATTGAGTTCCCAGAACTTACTTGGAACTGCTATGAATCCTTCCTTGGCTATTCTAGAAAACATGTTACATACCATAACCGCAGAAGATATATCTTCAAGAGTGTGAGTGCATGTCAAAAAATCAAATTTTCCATGTTCTTTAACATAATCCAATATTTCATCCCAAACGGTGAAGTCTGATATATTTCCTGTAAATTGTTTAATATTTATATCATATTTTTGGATGTCAACTCCGTGCGTGGCATATTCTCTAGTCCATGCATTGGCACATATTCCAACATCAATCAACGTAAAGTTTGGGGTTTTATCCCTAAGATTTTTGATGTAATCGAGTGGGAATTTTCTCTCTATTTTTGTTATTTTTTCGTTGTATATCATAAATTAAAATGCCCAATCTTTTAACACTTTACCGTGCTCCGCCAGCCGTGTAACGATGGACAGAATCCTCTGCTTTCTAGAATTATCCATACCGTCCCATCCCGGATGCCACTCATTGTAAATACATTCAATTTTATTGAGTAGATGTGGATTTTGTATAAGCGATTCATATATGTCATACTCCGCTCCTTCACAATCCACTTTCATTGTAATCGTATCTCCTTCTGGTATAAATTTAGATATGAAATCCGATATAGATACGACAGATGCCAATATTTGATATCTTGGATTTGGGTCAATAGTTCCACCAACATCCTTGAACAATGAATCCGATACCGTATTATTCACCATTTCATAGAATGGAAGCAATTCTGTCTTGCCGCCCACGCCAAACGGACATACTATTACTTGATATAGATTAGAAGCAATCCTCGCGTTCATCAGTAATGCATTAAAGTGCTGAGGAGATGGTTCAAAACACCATACGGTGCTTCCATGATATTTAGGGTTATTATTTAAAAATAACCCGAAAGTGTTTCCACTGTTTGCGCCAATGTCTAAGAAGTGATGTGCCATAAGTTTATCCTTGTCCCATATTGGCCTTTATTGACCAATTTTTGTTGTAAAATTCGTTTTGTGCTCTCTGCCTGTCAATCGTTTTATCGTGTATTATTGACCATTCCACATCTTTTGGAAGATGTGCCACAATAGATGCTCCCACAATTGTTTCGTGTAATGATTTTTGCCATTGTATCTTTAAACTATTTTTATAAATGCGAGATTGATAGTCTCCTCCATTGCCCCAATTTATAATAGGTAAGTCACCAAACTCTGGCAGTCTCATCATGTGCCATCCCCAGTTTCTGGCATCATCGTCTGTGGCACCTCGTACAATATTGACTCTTGGAACTCTATACAATTCAACCGTTGGATTCGACTCTATCAACTCGTGCATATTATTTAATAGTACCGGATACAAATATTCGTCTGCGTCACATTGTACAATATAATCACCCACGCAACGCTTACTACCATAGTTCTTGTGATCTGCAAAGTTTTTGTTTAGTGCATGTTGAACCACGGCGAACCCATAACTTTTTGCTTTATCCAAAATTTTTATGGTGTCTGGATTGTCGGAGAAATCGTCCAATATAACAACTTCATCGTTTGGAGTAACAAAGTCGATATGAGTCTTGAGCTTCTCAATCAGTTGAAGAAGCTCAAGTGTCTCGTTGTGAACAGTCACTAAATAACTGATTTTCATCCTGTGACTGGTGCTGTTGGTGTAATTTTCTTGAACTTTGGAAGAGTAATTGCCACTTTCTTTTCAAATGTCGGCAAGTTCTTGTTCAAAATGTTCATGAACACTTCGTTTCCTGCTTCAAGTGTAAACTTTTCACTGTTTTGTTGCCGCAGCTTCTCGGCCTTTGGAATATAGTTAATATAATTAGTGAACATGTCTTCCAACTTTTGTGCCGCAACGCTATAGTTCACATTGAACCATCTTGCCTCTTTTATCAGCCATTCATTGCATGCGCTAGGCGGTATATTTCCAAGAGTCCCCGGCAGTAGATTTGCCAAGTCTTGAGGCAAGAAATCCACATGTCCGCTCCAATTGGTAGTCAATAGCGGCTTTCCACTTAAAGTGGATTCCAACAATGGACGCCCGAATCCTTCACCGTGAGTGAAACTCACGTGATTTTTAATCTTCGGATGATTGTATAAACGATTCAATTCTCCGGGAGTCAACTCACCATGAATCAAATATATGTTGGGCAAATCTCCGGACAACGGCTTTCGAATGTCGTCAATTTTCTTTAATATTTCCGCCTTATCCATCTTGGAGAATGTAGCTCCGCTGGTCTTCAACACCAATGCTGGCTTATTCTTTTTGTTCTTGAATACTTCACTAAATACCTTTACCAACATACCAATATCTTTGCGGTCCGCTCCTAGCTCACCTTGAATCCAGTGTCCAACGAACAAATAACAAAAATCTTCTGGAATAGCATTGATTGCAATATCTATTTCTGGAGATGGTTCTGAGGTTTTCTTATATATCGAGGTATCTACTCCCTCGAATGCCACTTCAATCGGTCGCGTGACCGATATTTTTTCTTCCTGTCCATTGTCGTGTCTCTTATTATAGATAGTATCTAAGAACACAGACTTCGTGAAGTTTGAAGGAACCACTGTTAAATTCATGCGATTTATTCCCTCGATCCATTCGGCCTTTGGTACGGTACTTTCGATACCAGCTGTGACGCCAATATTATACTTTCCAATTGGTTTGAACTCGTTGGGAATAGATACTTGAATAAATAACTCTGGCTGTGTCGCCAAGTTGTTTATAATTCTTCTCTTGATTTCTTTTACCATTGGTACAGTTTCATCATCAAGCATTGTGTTAGGGCATGCGCCCCAACGCATAGGAATGATCTTTACATCAAACTTGTTACTGTTGATTAATGCGTCACAAATAGAAAAAGTGTGGTCGCCATAACCACTCCGAGAAGCCACTGGTCCTTGGATCACGCATACAGGTTTTATTTCATTACTCATAGTTTTATATTCGAATTTGTTTCTGTTATTATTCTATACATTAGATTGTTTGTCAAGCAGTATTACTCTGGTATTTTTTACTTTCCCGTTGGTCGCGTCGTTGTCCCATTAGCCGATAGTTGGTCTTCACTCTTTATTTCATAAAATGCAAATGGTAATCTACCGGTATGCATCTTTGATCCTTCTTGTCCCTTTAGAATTGCTCTTCCCGTTAATATATCCGAACAGTCCCAAAAACTCCACATTGCAAATGGACTGTTTTCATTCTCCCACTCTTTCATTTGTCGCATTGTGGGATTGTTTGGATACGCCAACCCGGCTCCGCATTCACAGCGGGAGCGGGCGGCATACCTCAATTGATCGTCCGTAAACGGCGTTTTCTTCATTTATTATGGAGCCGTGCCGGGAGTATTCTGATCTTCTTGTTCTTGAATGACAGCTTCGATTTCCGCCTCAACATCGTTGATACGGTCCTTGAAATCGGCATTTGCCATCTTCTTTTCCTTCTTGATTTCGGCGAGCTGTTTTGTTAGCTCGTATACTTTTGCTTCTGCTTCGTCTTTAGTTAATGTTTTTGACATAATTTTTTAGTTTAAGTTCTTTGAATTGTATTCTTCTCTTATCGCTGAAAGCTCTCGGTCTCGCTTACTAACTTGGTCCAACCATTGTTTCCGTTGATTATACCCGATTGCGGCGGTTGCATCATAAGTCCGCACACTGTGCCGTTGTCCATCAACCATTTTTATTGTGATGGGGGATTGTGCAGTTCCGGCAACATGATTTACATTTCGAATGAAACGCTTGCGCAATCTATAATATCTAATATTCCACCAGACTCCCATCACCCACTCTTTAATTCTCCCCGGAACACTTCTAGTCGATGATTTCATACAATTTATATTTAATTAAACAATTTCCACGATTACCGATTGCAACATGAGCGATATGGTCGGCATATATTCCCTCGCCACGTCCCACGTCTCCGTCACCTCATTCTCGGAAGACTTCTTAATTGACGCGTATTCCAAAAAGAACAGAAACACAATATTGCGAGTGTTGTTCTCCAACTGTTTCTCGTATGTGAGGTTATCATCAATAATCCACCGGTCTCCCGCCGCAATCTCCATTGGTCGAGTCGATTTCAATGGATACGTTTTGTTCATGTAGTCCAAAATTTCGGATTTTGGCCCCTTAAATTCTATTTTGCGCTTCCGCATCATAGTCGCAAACTCTTCATCGTTCATCATTGGTTGTTTCATACTACTTTAATTGTATTTGCTCAATACTACAGCTTTATCTATCTTTGGCAAGATAATTCCGAGTTGATTATTAGGCATAGTATGTCCGACGTGCTCGTCGTGGCGATGTAGATTAAATCTCTCGCGACCTTTCCAGTTTGCAATCATAGAGTCTAGACCGTCCGCCATCTTTTCACACATGCTCTCGGAACTTAATCCACCATCTCCACTCAGCCAATCACGTCCAGCCTCACCGCATTCTTTACGCTTTTCTCTGCCCAAGATATACCAATACATCATCGCTTCGGCGCAGTCTTCCCATCTAGCGTAGTCTGCGATAATGTATGGCGTCGGAATGCTACCTTGCAACATTCTGGCTCCCGGATATATTGGGGTTACCCATTTACCGTGATTTTTATATCTACCATCGTGGTTACTGCCCCAACTCTCATTGAATTCCACTGGCTTACCGTTGGCGTCTGTAAACCCGCATTGATCTTGCAAACCCCCGGTTACAGAAACTATAATCGGCGTGCCAGCCGCAAGACTTTCTGCTGTGGCTATTCCAAATCCTTCATTGTCGGAGAGATTTACCGTTACGTCTGCGATATTATAATATTGATTCAACCGCTCCGGGGCAATCTTATCCGTGCTAAATACTACGTCATATTCTTTACAAAATGCTTCCTTCACTGCTAGCAGATCGGTACCAGCTTCATCTATCGGGTGTGTATGCATGAGCAACACACATTTGGCCGCTTCTTCTTTTGATAGGTTATCGCAGAAATTGCGATAGGCCAACATTATCGTGGAAGTTTGCTTGCGACGAATGTTTCTATTATTATAGAAAATAACGTAGCTATATTCTTTCTTTAGAATTTGCTTCTTAACTATATCAAGCTCCTTTAGCTCCGCCTCTGTGACGAGCGGTCTGAACATTTTCGTGTTCATTCCATGTGGAACATAAGTCACCGTGGTCGGTTTGTTTAGATTGGAGCCAAGAACTCCCTTTACGATATTCTCGGTCTGCTTACTGATACAACCTATCCAATCGCAACTCTCATAATAAGGTCTATTATACATAGGATATGGTAGGTCGTCCCATATACTATAAAAGCCAATAGGTAGCTTTTGACGCAACTCACGCTCGATTTGATATAACCAAATCCAGAATCTAGGGTCTGTAAAATGTAGGAGAGCATCGGGGTTTTCTAGTTTTATAACTTCATTTAATACGTCTGAGTTGCCGTACCCATCAATAGGGTATAGTCGCACATAAGAGTCCGTTAATCCGGTGGTTGCATTTGTGGCGGCATCGAGATTAAAAATCTTACCTTTGTCTGGGTGCTGAACGCTTCCGGCCAATTGTACCCAATTATATTTATGAGCAAGACCAGTGACAAATTCTCTAGCCATTGTGGCAATACCAGAATGCATACGCAAATCGTCGCATAATAGTATTATTTTTTTTCTATCTTTTTGTGGAATATAATCTTTTACCATATAATTTTCGTATTATGCTTTAATTTTTGCGTTTGTCAACTTATAATTAAAATGCTGATCCACTGCTTTGTAATGCAGATTCTCCGTCTACCTTCTTTTTGAATTCGGGGTCGTTGATATAAAGATATACGCAACGATTGACCAATTTTTGGAGCGTCATTCCGCTACTTACACCAGATTCTTTGAATAGGGTATATTTGTCCTTGAACACATGGACGGAAGTGAAGCTAGTTTCGTGATTTGATTTTAATTTCATAGTATGATATTTCCTATATACATATATATGAAATTAGATTTTCCATATATATAAAAATCAAACTGGCGGCAATTCTTTAAACTTTTTTATAATATCGGGAGTTGCTTCCATCAAAAATGTCTCGGTTCCAATCTTTCCTACCAATCCAAATTCGGGGTCGGTGTTTAATTCTTTGGACAACGATTCAATGTCTGCTTGTGTGGGAGGTTCCGCATATCCGCAAAAATGCAGAATTGATAGCGTGGGTGATTCTTTTTCGCCCTTTAATGTATATGCAATGATACCGTAATTGATGGTCATGTCAGCCTTCCTTTCCGTTACAATACAATTCTCCCTTTTCATTCTTGTGGGTCTTGAAAAAGCAATATTTACAATTCTTTTTTGCTTTGCCGGGAGTTTTAGGAAACGCCCCGTCTTTGTTATAATTTCCTTGGTCGTCAAATCCACTTTTTATAAAATCTAAAAACGATGCCTCAACTTCGGCCATGCTCTTTTTTCCGTCCGGTGGAGATATACGTTGAATGCGTTGTTGTGGGAACGTCACATCCTCCATCAGCTTGCGTTTAAGCACAAAGAATTCAACTTCTATCTCGTCCATCGCAACTTTGAACGTTTGGCTGTAAAACCGTTTATACAGCAATAGCTGGTCAATCTTGGTTCGGTCAACCTTCTGGTACTTATTCCATCCATTGGTTGAGGTCTTAAAGTCCAATATCAATATTTTGTTGGTCTGTTTATCCTTGAGCACAATATCCAAGAATCCTTTATATAACAGAGTTGATTTTCTCAGTGGGATTTCCAACGGAAGCTCAATGCCTACCAGTTCGTATCGCTTGGACGGGAAATGTTTTGTTCTGGTGGAATAGTCGAGCATGTGATTGAGTATCGTTTTTCCGTCCGATTCAAATTCTGATATGGTTGCCTCAGTCACTAATTTCAGCGATTTCAATTCTTCTTCGGATAGCTTCTCTTGTTCCGGTGTGGCAATCTTCAATTGCAGTAGTTCTTTCTTGTATCCCTTCTTAAACTCTCCAATTGTATCAAATTCATCCGCCTCCGGCGCTCCCACAGTATATAGAATCTTAAGATACGCTTGAATCGCACCATGAATGGCAGTTCCAAATACTGTGTGTATGGTTGAGTCGTACGGAGAAAGTTTGTCGATGTACGACAACTTCCAATCTTGGGGACATTTCAACCATTTAGCATACTGGCTAAAACTGACATGTTTTTGCTTCTTCTCCGCGACTACTTTTGTAGGTTCGGGTGGAGTTGCAGCGTCTTCTACGAGGAATTCTTCTGTTGCCATATTCAATCACAATATACCGATAATCTTTGGTGTCAAACGAAATACGTTTATATTTATCTTAAATACAGTATAATAATGTCAAATCAAACTTACACCCACGTTTTGCAGCAATCCGGGATACTAAAAAATTTCTCTGTTGCTAAGATTGTCAAGAAAAATGATATAGACGAGTTGAAAAAATTAATAAAGACAGTCGCGGCGAGTGAGGACGAATATAATCAGTTACTCAAAGAGGAACTGGATAAGTTGTCTGATATGCACGATGCGAATAATCCTATCCCCGGTATAATATACCCGTCGGGTGGAGCAAAACTTGACAAAAAAATTATCGGAATATCCGAAAAATTTTGTCAAAGTATTAAATCGCAAAAGTTTGATACCCGTCAACTTGCTATGTTAATTACCGCTATTATACACAACTTAAAATTAACACAACAAGATTTCTTAAAATTGAATGAGGAATTTGACAACGGAGAAGATTCCGACGAAGATTCCGACGAAGATTAAACCAGTCGGGATTTAAATATAAACTCGTCTACGTGGGCTACTAGGGACGGAGCAAATGTCAGTTGTTCCATAGTTAAACCGTCTACGTTTTCCCATTCAACGACGCGATCAGCTTTGGCTTTTACCTTTGGGTTATTCTCTTTTTCGTGGTCATTGGCTGGTTGCACATAGTATCTCAAAGTTCTATCCCCGATTGCATTTAGAATGCTCGGCCTGCTCCACCGACTCACGTGCACCACAAGACCATGACACTCTTGTTTGACCCAATTGATTTCATCACGCTCGTAGAAGTCATAACGAACGTCGGTAACAATACAAAAATCGGCGGTTGACGCTTTCACTTGTTTATCTATAATATCTACCCAATATCTTCCATTGGTCTGCTTTCTTTTTGCATCGCCATACCAAACAAGCAATGGCCGAATTAAAATCTTTTCCTCTGGTATTTGCGTGAACGCGGTCACTCCGAGTTTCTCTACACAAAACGCCTCACAGTCCTCTTTCAATGCGTCCGCAAACGCAAACCTATCTACCGTTTTTCCCGCCGCCTTCAATTGATTGGTTAATATAGAGGCGAAGGTGTCTTTTCCAGCCCTTGCCACGCCTCCTATCCCAATTACACGTTTATTACTCATATATCAAATGGTACAGAGCACACGAATAACGTCAAGTTATAATTAACTCATCTGCTTGTTTGTCTGAATATCCGTACAATTTTACTATCGCCCGCAAATCCTCTTGGGTCAGGAGTCCAATATACTGCAACACATTTCTCTCACATTCTTTAAAATGTATACAAAGCAATGACAGCAAAGATTTATTATATTTTTCCGCTGTGTTTTTTATATATGGATAATATCCCCGGCCTCGCGGCACTGTCTCCGAACACAGTCGATAGAAATCTTTAGGCTCTAACTTATCTTGGTATGATTGCATATCATTTATCGTTTCTACCAGCAATGGTTGCATGCTTAAAAATCTGCATACCATATAATTACTCCAAGTCTTTTTATCCGTTTCAGACAGAGTTTCAAAGTATTTAGGATTTTTTCCCACACGGATTTCATTGAGGTGATCAAATAAACTTTTAGTCTTTGGTTTTTTGTCAACTTCATTTTTTATTTTTGCCATATTATTTACCAACTATACAATAGTGCGGATATATGTCAACAAGATGTTTGTTATAAATAGCATTTTCCTGCGTTTTTCTTTTTTTATTTTATATTTATTCACATGGGAAGAAAATCACATAACAAAACCTACGAACAAGTTCTTGAAGAAAGTCGTGTTCGCGCCAACAAATATTATCAACTCCACAAGGAAGAGATAAAAAAGAAAAAGTTACAAAAATACTATGAACTAAAAAACAAAAAATGAACTACCCCGAAATATATCACCGAATAGTTGAAAGAGCAAAGTCGAGAAGTCCAAACGAAGATTTGTATGAACAGCATCATATAATACCGAAATGTTTGGGAGGAAATGATGAAGGTGAAAACATAGTATCACTCACACCCGAAGAACATTATGTATGCCATCAACTTTTGGTAAAAATATATCCAGACAATCGCAATATCTTGTTTGCTGCCAATATGATGTGTACGGCGAATGGGGGTCAAAAAAGGAATAACAAACTTTATGGATGGCTTCGCAAAAAACTATTCAAGCGGGTTCATTCAACTTGTGATTATTGTGGAAAACTATTCAACGTTACAGAAAGCAGACATAATAAAGAAAAAACAAAGTTTTGTAGTTTTTCTTGTTATAGAAAATCGGTTGAATCAACAACAGAATACTATACATCTGATTGTGTAATATGCGGGAAAACATTTACTATTCCATCATCTCATAATAAAGTAAAAACTCAAAAATGCTGTTCCAAACCATGTGGAATAAAACTAAAACAAAAAAACGCAAGAATAGATATTCAGTGTAAAATGTGTGGAAAAACAAAAAATATAGAAAAGAATAGGTATAAAGGACCAAATGAAGATCATTTTTGTGACCGACAATGTTTCAATCAATACAAAAAAGAAACAGCGTATCTAACTTATAAATGTATTTGTTGTGGGAAAGAAAAAACTGTATTGAAGTCTTGGAATAAAGGCGGGAAGTTTTTGTTTTGCGGGTCTTCTTGCCATACAAAATACAGGCACAATCACAAAATTCCCAAATCTGAACCGATCAATCTCCCCACACGCGATGGGCTTCGTGGATAGTTTCCATGCCATCATATTCTTCAATTGTATATTCAATACCATCTGGTATGTCAACAACCTTTAGTTCTGCGGCAGAACCATTTGCTTCTTCGCCCAACTCTTCAACAACTTGGACAAGTAATGGGTCGGCTCGGTCACGTGGGTGATTGTCCAAACGATATTTGCTATAATTTTCATTTGTTGGATTGTCTGTACTAAAAGCAACCCAGAACAAACCCTCTGGGAATTCGCCATCAAATGGAACATACGCATGCTTTCCATCGACATACTTGGACTGAAAAAAGTGGCACTGTTGTCCACGTTTGTCTGCGAGCCATTTGACTGCTTTGGGTGAAAGACTAAATCCACCATAACATTTGCTTATTACAATTTTCATTTTACCCACACGCGTTTGTCATATTGCACGAATATTACTATACCAAATGGGTTCTTGGCGTTTGACCACCTACCATCCTTGTCTTTTTGACTTGTCATTTTTATATAAGATGCACGGTCTTCGAGTCCAATTGGGTTGGACAAAAAGAATTTATTTCCGGCATCAAGCTTTCCAAATTCTACCATTGTTGGACTATCCGAGTTTGTTTTCATTTACGTATAAATTATCAATGTTTATGTTTAGTTTTTTACAAAGCTTTGTAAGAGATTTTAATTGGTCACTCAGTTCGACCACGTCTCTGTGATTGAACTTCGTCCGGGCGAGAAGTTCTCGTCTCTTCAGACAATTTATCTCGGGCGTCAATTCCTTTTTTGATTCCGATACTAGCCAGTCTATGCTGGTGTTGCTCGACCCGATGTAATTTTGAATTATATTCCCTAAGTTTTGCATTTAATTTTTGTTGTTCAGTACTTGTTTTTTTTATATTGTCGAACGCAACCTTCAACGTGTCTGTGATTGCATTTCCCGACTCTACAAACTTGATGTTATATTTCTCAAACTCTTCGGATATTCTCCGTTTTAGTTGTAAATATAGATAAAAAAGTGCTGCCAAAATATCGAGTAGGATTATATCAGCTAACCAGACGCTTGGCAGTTGTATTGCCGCAAAGATTGTAAATCCCAGCAACGCGCCAGATATGTAGTATTTTATATTGCTATTCATATAATAAGAAGTGTCGCAATCATATTGCGACACTTCGTGGTTGTCAATGTTATTCTACTTAAATGCTTAACTTCGGCTCTCGAACCTCTGTTACATTGTCCATGAAATAAACCCAACTTGGATGATGTGCAATATTTATTGTTGCGCTGACAGGAATTGACTTTGGTGCATATGGCTTGCGAATAAGCTTTAGACCAGCCTGCTCGGGTGTTTTATCAGCCTTTTTACTGTTGATATCTTTATGACACCACACCATGTTTTCAAACGTGTTTTTGCCACCTTGAGCACGTGGAATAACATGGTCAATGTTGCCATCTTTCCAAGACAGAACTTTTCCTGTGTATTGGTCTATGCCACCATCACGCTTGCGAATGGCTTCTTTTGTAGGACGAGGCTCAACCATAGGCATTTTGCCATAGTTGGGCTGAATAATGACCCGTGGAGCACGAATGACCATATTGGCAGTGTGAATTGCCAGATCATAATCACGCACAGGCAATGTTTTCCACACATCCCAACCAACCGGAATTGTGCTTGTTGGATTGTCCCAATCAACATTGCCATCGGCACCAACGGCAAAGTCCATGTCGATGGCAACGGCTGGCGGATTATTGCCGCTGTCTCCGCCAAGCATAGAGATTAGAGCATCTTTGACAGTCTTGGTTCCAAGAGCCATCCAATTTGCATTTAGAGATAATACTGGTTGATTGATAACATTCATTTTTATAACATCCTTTATACACCTATAACTATGGTGTGCTTTTTATAAAAAGTCAAGACTTTTCTTACACTTTATGTAAGAACTTTGACTTGAAGGTATGGATCAACATCGACCTCCATATCGCCGTCGAACAAGACGATGGTTTTGTTTCCTTTATTCACGATAAGTGACACTGTTAGTGTTTTACCTGATGAACTAAGCACTTTGTCACCAATAACCAATCGCTTTGCTGCTTTTTCAACGTAGTTTTGTGTTTTTGTCATATAGTATAAATATCAGCAAATATATTCCCATTCTGTATTTAATCCAGATATAAATGCGTCCGTTACCGATTCTGTTTTTGGAAAATAAACAGCATAGTGTGCTTCATATTCCCCTGCCAATCCACCGCCGCCGGTTTCAATTTTACAAACGCATGGATATTCAGTCGGATATTTCTTTGGTTTATAACCGGATTTACTATAATAGTAAAACTTATTAAATTCTTCTTTGCTGTTTATAATTTTCATATTATGCGTACCATTTTGCTCCATTGCATTTAATTCTAACGACGTTACCATCTTTAGATGCCAATAGCAATGCATTTCCATCGCTGACATCGCTTAAATCGCACGCACGAAAATCGTTAATAGTGTCGCCCCATAATAGTTCTGGTCCAAATATACCAACACGACCAACAAGCATATATTTTCTACCGTCTTTTTGGCGTTGCTTAGGTTTCATTTTATGTTTAATAATATGTTTTTTAGCATAGTTGACTCCGCAAAAGTCAATCCATTTATTTCCTTTGTATAGATTTACAAATCCATGACTGATTGGTGCAATCTTGGTCGTGCATTCTTTAACCGTGCATATTCCATGAAATGGGTCGTTAATTTTATTTTTCCAAGTTTTCATAGTTTTTCCCATTTTCCGATTGTTCGTAAAAAAGCCTAGGCTCGTTGGGCTGCTGTCGCGCTATAAGGAGTAACGCATATTTCAGCGAGGGTTGTGGTAAATCTACCATATCCCTTTTGCCAATACTCTTGGTTAATGATGCCCTTGTATAGCACCTTCTCCGCCTCATGCATAGCGTTCAAATCATTGAGATAATCTGGAATATCCTGTTCATGCACTTGAAAAGAGTTCGTTGGGTCGTCAAACCACATGCTATCGTCTGATTGTCTAGTCCATCTACACGCTTCCGCAATAGCAATTCTTTGTTTATTTGGATTCATAAAAATAGAATAGGGCTTGAACTATGTAAAGTCAAGCCCTATGTTTTTGAACGTGTGCGCGAGTATAAAGAATGTTCTGAATGAAATCAAGTTCGGCTTGCATTGCAGCCCAAGTCTGCATCTCTTGTTTCGTGGCCATATCTTCCATCTTTACGTTGCCAGCATCCCAACCACAAATCGCATTGTGGTAAATGATCATGCTCTTGCGCCGTGACTTAAAGTAACGGAGCAAGCGCGGAGTTGCCCACTTGACTAGTTGTGTGCGTTCGGCACCTTGTGATGGAGTGATCATTTTAATACTTGGTATAACAACTTTTTATAATCATCTGCTCCAATGGTCTTGCGGTCCAACATCTTGAATATAATTGCGCTTCTGCCTGTGCTGCCATATGCTTGTAAGATTTCTTTGGCAGCAATATTACGAGCAATATACATACGAGCAGATGCAAACTCAAACAATGCATTCATGATCTTTGATACTTCTTTCATAGCATCACAGATACGCGAAGCATGTCCAGTTGCCATTGTAGCAATTTCAAAATCAAACTTTTCAGTAAGATACTCAAAGAATTCTACATAACCAGTTGGTTCGTGAGAAAGATTGTACCGATCCATAAACCAATCAATATACACATCAATGACTTTTTCTATACTAGAAATTTCGGACTTTGCACGATGTAAAAAAAGATATTGTGCGGCTTTTACTTTACGAATTTGTTGTTCGTTACCATAATATACACACAAACCTTCTTGATCACGCAATACTTCAACCGCCGACTTCATTTCTTCAACAGAGTTGTAAGAGAATGTGCGGGGACGACGCAGCTTAATATCAGATGCAAAATAGTCCAATTGAGATTGGCACATCAAGGAATAATCATTGTGATTGATTACAGCAGTCAAAACCATGTCAGGTTCGTCGCCATAGTTCAATACAATGCGATTGGTTGGACTCAACCATTCCAGTACAAAAGACTCATTGCTAGTTTCTAGCATTTCAAGATATGCAATGAACTTCTTGTACTTTTTGCACAAATAGTCAATCTCATGTCCATTTGCTTGCTTGCGAGCATCAACAGTTCCGCGTGTGCGAATAACAGTCTGGCCCTTGTAGCGAGAAAAAATCAAAGTGGAGCCGTCCAACTTTTCCATCAACTTCGCATCAGTTAGATTAGAAGGAGCAGGAAAAATATCAGGCTTTTCGTCGTAATTGAAGAACTTTTTGAACGAAAGCGAAACAGGATTGCCTTCTTTGTCCCAAAGAGACGAACGATAAATGAGGTTGTCCTTGTTCCAAGAAGTACCAATATGAACTGGCTGGACCAAATAGCATTCATGTTCTCCAATAAAATGTTGATGAACCATGAATGACTCAGGATCAATAGACTGTAGATCAATTTTCATAATGAATATACTATGACAACTTTTTATAAAAGGTCAATATAAATCCGAATCATCAACATTGTTTATTACCGAATCAAGTAGTTTATATATGTCTCTGGCATAAGCGTGAGGGTCAAACTTGTCACCAAAATTTTCCGGCTTCGTCTTGTAATCTTTTAGGTATGCACATAAACAATTCATTCCTGCCCAAGCAGAAATCAAATCTTTGCGTTGTTTTTTTGACAATGGTTTATTTTTCATGATCGATTATAAAATTACCTTTTCTTGTTTTACTTTGTGTATAGCAAGCTCTTTGTGCTTGAACTCGAAGTCGAGGTGTAGATCACTTTTGTAATTAGCATAAATCTCAGGAAGGAAAGTTGGAAAGTCGGCATGAGCACGAGGATTGTTACCGACGAGAGATTCGCTGAAATGGAACAACGGAATAATACCATTCGGCCAAGTGGATACTGCCATTTCAAATGCTTTCTGTTCGCTCATGGCATCTGGATTGCATTTGTGGTGCAGATTATCGAATGTAATCGGAATACTAGTGCGTTTGTAAAGATATTCATGTAGGTTGTATACGGTCCAACTTTTTAGTTTGTCTTCGTTCTCAAAGACAAGTCTACTTGTTACGGATTTTGACATGCGTTTGAGAACTTTTTCCAATCTATCAACAACTTCACCAAACTTGCCGTCATTATAACAGTTCATGTGAATATTGATTGGTGCCTCGTATGATTGTGGCAGTTGAAGCAAATCCATAATCATAGCATGTTGTTCAAGGTCGCGAATAGAGTTTTCGGCAACGCCGTCTTTTGGACTTGCCGGAACAACAAACTGATCGGGATGCATGCTGCAACGTACTTTGTTTTGTCTAATAGTATTGGCACATGCGCTAAACTCGGCCATAATATCTGAGAAATTGTAAAAATCATCAACGGTGAAATTTAGATCGGGATGTGTCATCAGAGGGAACACATTACTACCGATGCGATAATTCCATCCATTTTTTGCGCATTCTTTGATGATGGCGTGGATAGTTTTGATATTGTTCAGCGAACGGTCAGCGAGAATTTTCATTGCTGTTTCCTTGCCCAGTTTAGTATATTGAGCATAAGTCATGACATTGAACTTGACGCTTTGCTCCTGCAATCCTGTGTGAATGCAGCAAAGAGACGGAGTGATGTTAGATGGTAGAATCATGCAATAGATCATGCACTTTTATCTGCGCTTGTCAACAGTACAATAAAAAAAGGACACCAGTTACGGTGTCCTTTTTGATAGAACTAATCGAGTATTAGAACTTTACTGCAATCCCACCCGAAACACTATTTACAGTTGTTCCTGCGGTTAACAAACCGTCGCGGCGTTGAGTAAAGTCAACAGACAGTGTGGCATTCTTTGCATAATAGCCAATACCTGCGCCAACAACAGCATATTGCTTGCTAAATCTATACTTTACAATCGTATCGGCACCGAGATCATTAAAGCCATATCCAATTGCTGGAACAAGCTTTACATGTTGGAAACCAAATGGTAGACGTAGATTTGCTTCTGTGTTATTGGTATGATTCTTTAGGTCTGCGCGATAGCGTGCATCCCAAGTTGCACGGGTGCCGAACAGAGAACCATTCAATAGCGCAAATGGCTCAGTGTTACTTGCAATATTTGATACACTCTTGCTATAAGTTTTATATGTACCGCCCAAAGTCAAATTTGCCAATGGAGATGTAAACTTGTATCCAAGCGACAGGTCAACACGTTTGAACAGTCCAGCACTTGCTGTGTATTTACCTGTTGTTGTGTCTTTGATGGTGTTGAACGTGTTGACGCCAGCAACAAAATTGTATGCTTCTAGCGTAACACCGGCAACGGCAACATCTTCAAATGCAACCAAGCCATTATCTAGATACTTGGTATAGTATGTTGCATTTGCAGTCAACCCGATTGGGGCTGCACTCAGCGTAACAGCGGCGATTAATGCCGTAATCATTAATAGGATTTTCTTTGTCATATTTTATTATATTTTTCTTTGCGATTATTGCAAAGTGGACATAACTATAGAACAAAAAATATTTTTGTCAATATAAAAAAATGGTGGACTCGCCGGGAGTTGCACCCGGGTGCTATATAAAAAGCTTACAAACATATACAAGCTTATCTCTTATAATACATCAATATTTGGTAGAGCACCATATTGAAGTTGAAGTTTAGTATTTGATTTGTGCTACCATCTTCTATCTCACACAAACGGCCAGATGATGAACGTTGTTGACTTGTTATCTGTGTCACAAGGACAACGGACAGCCTATTTTATTAGGCTGCGGCTAGAAGCTCAACTTCAGCGTTCTTGCGAACGGTGAGGAAGCTCTTCTTTGCAAGATTTCTCTTAGCATTTATGTTTTCCAACGGGTATTATACAGAGACATTAGACTCTGTGCTTGCGGCTTGTACTCATTCTATAGAGTAGAATCTAAAAACGAGCCCATGAAAAAGACAGGCGGCACAAGAATGGTTTCCATTTCGGAGGAAACATCCTATCCCGTAACTTCGGTAATCAAAAACGCCGATGGCGTAGATACCTACTTAGTGTTTTGGGGAAGTGCTGTGATATGACATATCCAGCCATTAATCTCAATCCTGTTCGCCCTTCAGGGGCTAGTGCCGTCTGCTTAAATTGTTGTGTCAAAGAACTACGAATATAAGTATCACAAACTCTTCGATTGTCAACTTTTTTATTCAAAACTTTTTTCAAAAAATTAAGATTCTGGTTGACTTTTTATATACTTACTGCATCATTAATCGCATGAATGGTTTTACTCTACATAAAAATCCTTGCTCTTGTTGCTCCGAGGCTATTGAGTCTGCGCGTGCAGAACTTGGCCTGCGTGTTTGCCTAAGTTGTGCAAAGCGTGGCGTATCTCAATCTAGATATATGGGTGCTATGGTCTTTGAACACAAGACGGCTGGAAGTTTGCAAGTTATGCTGCCAGACACATTTGCCGACTTCAAAGCCAAGACCAGTCGCAAAGGACAATCTAGCACACTTCGTAATGTGTTGGTTGGTGGAGGAAGATTGCAATGAAAACAATGAAAACAATGAAAACATTTAAATTGCCCACTTGGGCAGAATCAAACAACGTGACTCGGTTTACCAGCATGTTGGGATATGACATGACTAGAAAAGATGCCATCGCCAGAGTAAAAGCCAACGATAAAGTTGCATCGTTCTTGAACAAGAATGGCTGGACCTTTACCGAGTGGGGCAATGTTGCAGAAGATGGTTATGTGCTAAACTTTCGCAAACCAACTGGAATTGTTACTGATGACAAGGCCGCTCATCCGTATCTTCACTTTGGTTGGTATTGGGACAACTGCGGCGGTCCTGACTTTTGGCGAGGCGATCTATGGACTTCATATGGATATGATCGTGAATTCAAATACCTCGGACCAGTTGGATTCTTTAAAATTCATGATATTCTACAGCGCAATCTCAAAGATTTGTATCAATATGAACGACAACTCGTACACGCTTTGATTTCTCAAACTCCCATTCCCAATGGAAACAGATAAAATAAGTCACACCAAGTCTGGTATAAAACAAGACTTGGAATATTGGCGTAAAAAACTTGCACACTTTGAAAAAACTGGCAATAAAGAAGGTGTAAAGGTTGCAAAATTACTGATTGACAAGTATCTTGATGCCTATAATACTGCAATAGTATGAGCTACAAATTATTTCTTGATGATATTCGGTTGCCAAAAGATGTTAGGTGGATGCAAATGCCACTTGGTCCTTGGATTATAGTGCGAAGCTATGATGATTTTGTAAAATATATTATGAAACATGGCTCACCATTGTTTGTGAGCTTTGATCATGATCTTGCCGACGAACATTATACTGGTGGTGCGGGGTATAATCAATATAAAGAAAAGACCGGATATGAATGTGCCAAATGGCTGGTTGAATATTGCATGGAATATGAACTACCGTTGCCAGAATATCAAGTTCATAGCTTAAATCCAATTGGTAAAGAAAATATCATTGGATATCTCGAAAATTTTAAAATAAATCGTCCCAAATTCTTTCATGAAAAAGATTAGTCTAAAATCAACCGACCAAAAGATTTGGTTTATATCTGACCTACATTTAGGTCACGACAAGCCATTTATTCTTGGTCCACGCAATTATCAAAATGTCAATGAAGCATATGCTCACACATATCAAATGTTGAGCGACCATATTGGATTAAATGATATTGTATTCAATCTTGGCGATGCAGTGATTGGTGCTGGCGCAAATTCATTGGACTATGCAAAGCGGTTGATTCGTTTGCCGTGTAAGCATCAATATTTTATTTGGGGCAATCATAACGCTGGCATGCAACAGTTGTATGACGCCACATTGGATGAAATGCAGTTTCATGCCGACATTGAAGTGTATCCATTGAATTATCCAAACTCCACGTTTACATTTCTCGGCCATTATGCTGAAATCTTCATTGATAAAGTTCCGGTTGTGTTAACGCACTATCCAATTGCTTCGTGGAATCATATGTCGAAGGGTGGATACAATATTCACGGCCACTGTCACAGAAATCTTAAAGAGGATGTTGGCCTGAAACGGTTGGACGTTGGCTGGGAATGGAAACGTCGGCCAGTTGAATGGGAAGAAGTTCATCGAGAATTAAAGAATAGAACCGCAGTTGCCCCGGATCATCATAGTCCGGATGTATAAAACAAAAACCCCGCCATAATAGCGGGGTTTTTTGCGTTAAGTTGTTTTATATTAGTAAGTTACTACCACAGACCCATTGGCACCGGCACCAGAACTGTCAGTACCGTAGTCATAAGAGCCTCCGCCGCCGCCGCCCGGAAATGTTCCACCGGCTGCGACGAATACTTGATTGACCTTGGACCCGGCGTAATAGTATGCACCGGCACCACCACTACCGGTGGCGTAAGAGTATCCCCCGGAAGCTGGGGCAAACGCAGTGGAATAGTATGCGCTTTGACCATCTTGACCGTTGCCTAGCACATTACCAGCTTCTCCGCCGCCGGAACCATTATATGCACTATATCCATCAAAATCTGGGCTTCCGTGCCCGCCGTAGTATGTTGCTACGCTACCAGTTAGCAATGCAGTTTGGTGTGTAATTGTGCCGTCTTGTTTTCCTCCCGGCGCTCGAACAATCACCACGCTGGCCGATGTTACATATGAATTGCCGCCGTCGTGCGCAGATGCTAGGCCGACTACTACGGGATATGACCCAGATTGTAAGGTTTTAGTTGCTTTAGCGAATGCGCCACCAGAACCACCGTTTCCTGTAAAGTTTCCACGACCACCGGCACCGACGCACGATATGGTCACGGCCTTTGATTCTGTTAAGACAAGATTCCCGTTGGTTATGTATGTTATTGTTGTACTCATGATTTGTTATGTGGTTATTATGTTATAAATAGTGTAAACTTTCAAAATTATCTCAACTCCGCCATCGAAAGACTTGGTCCCGATACTTCTCCAAATTGAGTGTGTCCGCTCTGAGACACCGATTTCAAATAGTATGTATATGTTCCCGCCGGTTGACTATCTATACAAGTTAAACAATATGGATTGTTTTCATTTGCTGCCGACCCTTCGTATTGTACCCGAGTTCCTATAGCAGTGCTGTCTCTATACAGTTGGATTGTTCCAAGACCCCCTATTGAAATTGGATTGGCGTCGCCAGAACAGGCTATGAACACCGGATTTCCGGTTGTAGTAATCGACGCACTAATTACTGGATAAGGAAAACTATAGGAAGAGCTTACATACACGGAAGACGCCGTTGCTTGTGCTACATTCGCTGTTGAACCATAAGACGGAGCTACCGAGGCTGTCATTAATTCGTTATTTGGACCGGGTATGATACTCATATACAATAAGTATTATAAAATTGAACAAAACGCGATAAAAAATGTTGACATTCTATGAAATTTTAGCATTATTTAAAAATATGAAATCTCTTATTTATAAAGATGGCAATCTACTTTTCGCAAAAGATGTACAAGTCATTGGCCATCAAGCAAACTGTCAAAATACATTTGGCAGTGGTATTGCTCGTACTATTCGTGAAATGTATCCAGACGCATATAAAGCAGACTGTGCAGCCACGTTATCAAAGACAAATACTCTAGGAAATTTTTCTGTTGGTTATATTCCATTTACTAGCGGTGCAAATAAACACGACAATCAAATTGCTCTTATCTATAACTTGTATGGTCAAAATTTATTTGGAAAAGGCACAAGACAAACCAATTATGATGCTTTATATTCTGCATTGGAAGGTATGGCAAATGAGTTGACAGAAAATGGCATGGATCTTCCGGCTCCATCTGTTGGATTTCCTTATAAAATGGGTTCCGACAGAGGGGGTGGAGATTTCCGAATAGTCGAACGTCTAATAGAAGTTGCTTTTACCGACTATCCCAGTGATGTAATTATATATCGATTGGATGCTAATTGATACTTGACTTCTTAAAAAATAATTTCAGTATTTATAATATGAAAATGTTAGTAAAAGCTTTGGGGGGCAGCACAGCATATGGACTTAATACTCCCGAGTCCGATCTTGATTACAGAGGTGTATTCATAAACACAGAGCCGTCCAAGATACTTGGATTGGAAAAGCTCGATCATATACAGAAACAAGAAACAGACGACATAGTTTATTACGAACTTCGCAAGTTTTTTGAACTTCTGCGCAATGGTAACACAGGTGCGATTGAAATACTCTTTTCTGAAGACTTTCTTCAAACAAGTGATGCATTTGAAGAAATACGATCCAACAAGTTTAAGTTTGTTGACACAGACAAGATGTTTCGATGCTTACTTGGTTATATGCAAGGTGAACGAAGATTGGCAAATGGTGAGAGAACTGGTCAACTTGGTAGTAAGCGTAAAGCACAATTGGATAAATATGGATTTTCCCCAAAAAACGCTACTCAACTATTAAGACTTGCGTTTTGTGGAAAAACTCTTTTTCAACATGGATATTTTCCAGTAAATCTAAAATTAGCCGATGAGAAGACTTGGGCACATTTGTTTTCTATAAAAACCGAGCCAGAGAAGTACACAAAAGAAAAATTAAACGAAATGTTTGATGCTTCCGAGGCGGCTGTTAAGCTATCGTATAATAGTAGAAAATTTACATATGAATTTGATTTGGCGTTGGCCAACGAAACCCTGAGAAAAATTTATCTACCGTTTTTGGTGTAACATTATTTTTCCGCAAATGTCTTTGGGCATAAAAAAAGCGGGGTGGATTTCTCCACCCCGCTTATAGTTTTCTTTTTTATCAGTTCTTTGGACGATAATCACTTTCTGTAATGATTAATAATCCCAAGGCTGTCCAACATGCTATAGCGATAACCATAATATGTTCCTTTCGTATATCTAAAGCCCTCATCCCGTAGGATAGGAGGCTGTTCTCTAACTGAACTCATAACTATGACTCAATCTTTATAAGAAGTCAAGTATTTTGTTACAATAAGATGAATTTATCTACTTATTATAATCAATGTAATATAATTGCTTTAATATTTATATAAAAGATGTCAACGCCAACAAAACGCTAGATTTATAATAAAGTTGGAGAAATTGTTCATTGGGGAACGGTTTATTGCATCTCTCATTTTTACCCATTCCATATATATGCATTTCATACTCCATGTACTCATGGACCAACGTGGCGGAAAACTGAGTAATCGAAACTCACTCGGCTTTCGCCGAGCAATCCGTTTTCGAGGCGGTTCCAGTGACCCTGACTGGTTAATCTTCCAAAATGGTGCTACCGATAGGACTCGAACCTACATGTGTTCCAATTAGCTTTCTTCTGCTTAGAAGGCAGACGGCATACGGTAGCATAAAATTATATCTTACAGACAAACTCTTCAAATTTTCCTTCTGGGAAACTATCAACAATCTGTATCTTTAGATTGAACGGATAATTGAGTCTCTTCAATATCAAATTTTTTACATCTTCAATTTTATCAGCTGGTACAGTTCCTTGAATCTTTACTGTGATATCCGAGTATGATTCTTGTATGCATTGAAATCTTTTTATTGTATCACATGCATTTCTTATTGTATTGCTAGCAAACAATGGCCATGCGGTTGTTCCATCTGGATATTTCACCATATTGCGAACTCTACCAAGCACATTTCGGTTGATAGTTTGCAGTTTTCTTCCACAACTGCATGTAGAAAACTCTCCTTTGTCTCCTATCCTGTATCTCTTGATATATGGGTGCGTAAGATCGGTCAACACAATATCATTGTCATCTACGATTTCTAAAACAATGTTCTCCATAATATGATATACATCTGGATTATCTGGACATTCTAGGCCAATCGTACCCACTTCTTCCGAACTATAATTACTACCACCTCTTTCACTTGTTGTTTTTACATCTTTTAGTTTAGATGTATCAAGTGTGGCGGCGATTGATGGATATGTATGCAAATAATCTGGCTGCACTCTGTTCAGCCATCCTTGCAAATCTCCTCTTGTTGGATGCATATGGCATTTTCCAACCTTATTCGGAAACAAATATGGATTCGTTGGCCAAGGTGTTATTTTTTCTTCTGAAACCGGTGCATTGATGACTGCCAATGTCAATGATGTGTCCCATTTTCTCCAAATCAATTCTCGCATGTTTGTCGCCCAATACCAAACATGTTGGGCCGTAAATTTTTGAACAAACACGGGTTGGCCAGTTGCGCCGCTAGTAGAACAAAATGGCTGTGACTTATCTATTGGAATCTTCTGTAAATTTTCTCTAGTGAGAATATTGCACGCTGGTATCAACTTTGATATATCACGCTCTTTGTATTGGTTTTCTTCCAATGCTTTTACTAACTTGTAAACTTCCAGATGAAAATCGGACATGATTCGTTTATTTCTGCTATTTTTGTTGCATTGGGAAACTCGGTATAAAATAATTTTGCATATTTCATATACGAAAATTTCCTAGAAAATACTCTGCTTATAAGCTGTTTGCAATGTGGTTTTACGGCATCTATTAGCGATGGGCCAGTAAGATTGATTGCTCCATCGGTAATAATGTTGTCATAAAATCCAGATATATTATACCAATCACCCTGTCGTATTTTTGGATTCTGAACTCTTACAACTAAATCTATTGCCTCGTCGCAAATGTCAAGTAACGGTGCCGTGCATCCAAGCAACAAAGTTTTTCCAGACAACAAATTATTTTTGTATATCTCAACTTCTTCTGTACATGGTCGTAGTGGGTAAGGTGCAGCCGTCCAGTGGTTGTCGTTCTCCAAATACTTTTCATTCATATTACCAATGTCTAATTACACCAGCAACAATGAATATATTCGTAATAACATAACAAAGCACAATAAGTGTGCGAACCAAAGCAACTTTGTCTGCTTCGCAATTATTTGCACTCGCTTTTTCTCCGAGCGATTTAGCCCATATTCTCCAGAATGATTTTAGCATAAAATTATTTGATTGTGGCGGGACTTACTGTAAATTCGGTCGGCAGCTTTATCTGGGTTACTGGATACGCGACTAATATTTCAATAACTCCGTCAGATTCATATCTTTTCACAACATCAAAGTACACTGTTTTCCGTGCATTACACGCGATTGCCACGTTCTCGGTTGCTTTGTCCATTTCTTTTTTGTCGGCTTTGCGCGTTGTAATTATCTGTCCGTCAAATATGACCCTATCACCAACCTTTATAATTTCAAAGTGACCAGAGCGCAGTTCTACTTTAAATTCACCTTCGACTGGGATGACTTCTGTTGCATTGTCGCCCACGTTGATTGCAACCTTGTTATTGAAAAGTTTAATTTCTCCGTGTGGAGTAGTGTACACCATTCGGCTTCCTGCCACAATTTTTGGAGTGCAGATAGCAACGTAACCGTGTGATATAAGCCCGCCCGTTTGAGAAATGGATGGTTCCATGTCAAGGTCACTTCGATTCGGCGTAAATGGTTCTTGTACAAATTTTTTTACTTCAAGGTGAGTAACTTCGTCCATGTAAATTCCCGTACCATTCGATAAAACTAAAGATTGGTTCGACTTCTTTTCTGTTTCTAATACAATTCCTTCGGCGGCGTAAACTTCGCGTTTCTTGGAATCTTCAATTCGTCCTTCACCGACAAAAACTGTTGCTTGTCCTTCTACGTCAGTAATATACGCTTTGCTCGCCGGGTTCTTTTTATCTGCGGCTAACAATGAAACTGACATTAGAACAAGTAATAAGAATTTTTTCATGCTTATAACTATAGGGCATTTTACCTATTTTGTCAATGCCATAACTTGTTGGAAATATTTTATCCTTTCCAGAACTCGTTCCTTTCCCATTGCCTCCATCAATTGGTAGATATTTGGCCCGACCTCATTACCGGTCAGAATAATTCTAATCAATTGCTCACATTCTGTTTTTTGTTTCATGTTTTGGTGCGCACGAAGGGATTCGAACCCATATAGGATATTTGATTTTAAGTCAAACGGTTGTGCCAGCTTCCCTCATCCACATGCGCATAAATTGGTAGCAGTGGTCGGACTCGAACCGACAATGGCTTGCGCCCTCCGATTTTGAGTCGGGTGGATATACCAATTCTCCTACACTGCCATAAAAATTATTGTTGTTTCAACTCAGTAATCCAACGCTGTGCAATAACATCAGCCTTCTCACTGATTGTTTGATTTAGTGCAATCATCTTTTCCAGCTTCATTCGCTTTAGTTCTTTACGCATTGCTTCACGCTTTGCGATTTTTGCACCATCATAGTTTGATGTGTTTTGAGTATCCATAAAATTGGTGGGCATGGTGAGATTCGAACTCACAGAGGGTGTTTGTTTTTAAAACAAATAGTTGTGACCAGTTTCCTTTATCCACATGCCCGTAAAGTGAAGTGCTGGCGGTAGTGACCTGCGTCTCCGCGCCATTGGTTCATCAGCAGGTGAGTCATCCCCAATGTCAGCACTTATTTTTTTTCTGACTGCTTGTTGAGTTGGTAATCTCTCGGTATGCACAGCAGCTATGCTCCCCTTCGATATACAATCAAGTAAATGTCTCAAGTGCTCTAACCTAACTATAATATCAGGCCCGCGCTTCGGAAGCAGAGGAATTTCAATCAACATTTACTACGTGTTTGTCATTGTATACCAACCAGTAAATGGGTTTACGAGACCCAAAGTATTTACGACCAGAAAAAAGTATTTAAAAGAACAAGAATGACTATAGATTATTATTTGATACTGTCAAGTATATTTGTAGCAAAATTCATCTTTGATCATCGCGATTACTATTTTTATTTGGTGGCTGCGAAGGGAGTCGAACCCATATACCTTTTTTATAGGTGCTTCGTTCTAAGCGAAGTGCGTATAGCCAATTCCGCCACACAGCCGTATCAAAAGAACAACAATGACTATACACACATTCTGTTGTTCGTCAACTACAATTTCATCAAATTTTCTCTAATTTTGCTTGTATACTATTAATATCCATCTTCTGAGATTTTACGAATGCAAGCAAAGCGGCTGGTCCACAAACTGACATATATTGGTCTGGTATCAATCCAGCCAACTGCTTCAACACAGGACTGATTGACTCTATATCTATAACACTATGTGAATTTTTCAATGTCATCAAACCAAACAACGCTGCAATAACCATAAACCCATAAGACTTGAATATATTAACATTTGCCACAACAGACTTGCATCTACTTGAATGTAGTTTCATCAATGCAATAGGAATTGAAGGATGCATAGTCAACATTTTATCAAATGAATCTTTATTGATTATTGCAACTTTTACATGTGAAGCAGTTACTATTGTTGCACTTCTAGGCGCACCAGAAATCAAAGTTCCTTCTCCTATTATACTTCCAGCGCCAAGAGTTGCTATCTTCTTTGATTTATTTCCCTTGATCAAGTCAACCGTTCCTGAAATTAGTATAAACATAAACTGACTGCATTCATTTTCCGTTATGATGAATACGCCGGTTGGATATTCTCTGACTTCACACAATTTTATCACCCGTTTCAATATTGGGCGAGGAGTTTCTAAAAACAAAATAGTTTTTTCCAAATCTTCTATACTGATGGTGGTGTGTTTGCTCATAGTTATAATAAATATAACAGAACAGACTGGTTCTTATAAAAATACTATATATATCACTGACCTGCACTTGCTAATTTATGATAAATTTTATTCACCCATTCTTCGGCTGTTCCTGTATTTCCAACTCGAACATTGCACATTGCTGGATATTCAAACAATTTATTTGTATCCTCGTACCTACCAGCTTCAATTCTATCCATGCATATTATAAATGATTTGTCCGCGCCGAATGCCTTTCGCGTTTCTCTGGTTGGACAAACAAAATCTGCAATTGCATAATGTCCGCTTCTTACGACAATGTCACATAGCACTCCCATGCGCCTAGCGTGTTCTATACGGTCAACTAACTCGAATTTCAGGTCTTTGTTCACCTCTCGGCGAATTTCATCGGCGTTGAAATGAACTGCATTCAACATCTTGGCCAATTCTTTGGCCAGTGTTGTTTTTCCTGCGCCGGGTAGTCCCATTATTAGTATCTTCTTCATATAACCATATGTTCTTTGAGTGCGGAGGCGAAATCTTTTATATTTCCTCCTGCCCCCAATAAAAGAAGACATGACACAAAAGTAGACGGAGTAACATTACTTATCAAGTACTCTCTTAAATCGGATGGAAGGTTTACTATAACTTTTGCTATATCTTCGATTGTTTCAATTTTCATAAATTGGAGCCGATGCCCAGAATCGAACTGGGTACGTTACGACGAATACCTGACATACAGAATCAAGTGTCTTTCATCGGCATAAGTTGGAGCCAACAATGGGAATCGGACCCATTTTTCGAACTTACCAAGTTCGCACATCACCATTTATGTTTTGTCGGCATCTAAAGTTGGTGCAAGAGGCGGGATTCGAACCCGCGAAGCCTTACGGCGAAAGCTTATGAAACTTCCTGTTTTAGCCACTTACCTACCCTTGCATTTTACTAAAGTTTTTCGAAGCAGCCGTAGCCGCCCTTCTGTTTTATCCTTGCATTTGTCTAAGCCCTCTACCTGCCTTTACAACGTGTAACACCCACACTTTGACGTTTTGAGGTTGCTGCTTGCGTGAGGTCGATAACGAGCCGCTAAGAGCGAGCGTCCTCAATTGTCAACTATCTCGGTTGGACCCGAGACCCAACAACGTGTTCTGCTCTGCGTTTGCTCTGCCTCGCCGTGTTATGCAGGGGCGAACTTCCTCTAGTAATTATAGAATTTTAATTTTTGAGAATTTTACATCCATTCGTCTCAACGGGTTGATTACCGTATTATGGATGGCATCTTAACTCAGCTATAGTCACCAGCGCAAGGTCGCTTACTTCGAAAGTTTTCGAGAATACCTAGTTGCTAACCTAGGATGATGATCTTTCAGTAGGTGTCTATCAACCGCCAGACATTCTACCTCTTGGCTGTGCTGAAATCTGCTATTATACGATGTGCTTGTACATCTACATCTAAGATGAGCATTACCTCGTAGTTAGACGACCAATCCTTTCGGACTGACGCAGCTTGCCTACCAATTTCCCTCTAGCGAGGTTGCAAGCGTCACAATTATCATCGGGCCAAGTGCCTTTTTTATTCTCAAAGTTTTTGTTCATTCCACCTTTTAACTTAGGGGTTGTCGTAATACCTGATAGTAAGTTATCTTGAGTGTTTCCCTTACCCTGCGTCTCGCTAAATTACTCAGCACGGTTGACTCATTGTGGCCATTGCTTTTCACGGTACATTGAACTGAACGAACAAATGGTCCTCCCGGTAGGACTCGAACCCACAACCATGCCCCTATAAAGAGCCAGCTCTACCATTAAGCTACGAGAGGAAAATCTAAATACTGTCAATCAACAAAATAAGCTAGAGGAAGGCACATATTGCGGTTCGTGTCCTTCGGAGGAAATCCTACCCGTTACCTCCGTGGAGTCGTTTTCACTCCACCCTTTTCTTGAGTAAGAGAGTGCCAGAATTTTATCCAAAGTCAATAACTTTCTCAATCTTTCTTCTGACCGAACATGAGTTTGTTCGCGACCGCATCAATATTATGATATGCTTGGCTGATTAAATCAATCATCCAAGGCTCAAGTTTAATATTCTCAGATTGCATTATTTCTAGCATCTTTTCGGATTTTTGATTCAATCCATTCAACTGGGTCGTTGTCATATGTTCTTGCTTTTCTGGATTCAATTCCACTTCTTCTGCAAACTGAGTTTCTTGTATTACTTCTTTGATTAATGCTTTAAGTTCTGATTTTGTCATATGTTTAATAAATATATATCAAAATTAATTATAAATGAAAAGCCCAACCTTTTTATGGTTGGGCTTGAAGTCTTACAACTTGTTAATTATTAAGGAGTTGGGGGCGTATAAGTACCAGCCCCATTATTCACGGGAACTACGCTATTTAGATTTGTTGCCAAACTTAGAGCACTCAAATCGACAGTACCAACGGCCTTGAACAGCAACGAAGTAGAAATTGTGGCCGCATTTGTCAGGACAATCCCCACACCAGCTTCAAGATTCAATGTCCGAGTGGTAATTGCACCTGCCCCGGAATTGATGATATCTCCACCACTCTTCAATACCACGGTACTTCCACCGACACCAAGAAGTCTTATAGTAGAACTTTCAACAACGGAAATGTTTCCATTGCCAGCATTCAAAGTCAATCCACCGAAGTTATTGCCGGTGTTAGCCAAGGTAATGTTGTTATTCGTCGTATTGAAAGTTGTATCCGAGAAAGATTTAACAGTCGCTCCAACTTTTTGGGAAATTGCTCCGCCGCTTGTAATCGACAATTGACCGTTGGCCGAAATATTATCAAGTGTTAATGCATTGGCGGTGACCAACGATACATCAGTTCCATTTACAGCAATTGTGTTAAATGTATTGCTTGGAGCAAGCAATTGAATGCTGCCAACAGCAGAAACAACGGGCGACGCATTTGTGATTGTGCCAGTAGTCGAAGTTTGAAAAATGTTTTCTCCGAGGCTAGACAACGCGAGAACATTTCCAACATTGATTACATTCAAATTAAGTGTCGCGGATTCGTTGATGGTGGCATTACCGGTTGTGGTAACACTCACTGGTCCAAAGCTATTTCCGGTCTTTGTGATAGAAATATCTCCACCGGAGTTTGCAGTGAAAGAGGTTCCGCCATATACAAATGCATTACCAATTGTATCGACCACGGAAGTTCCAGTAAAGGATGCGCCGCCGGTTCCATTGAGATGAATCTTTCCAAGAGATAATCTATCTCCCGAAACAAAAGTTGCTGTGCCTGTTCCGGTATTAGATACATCAGAGAGTGTCAGTGCTCCCGGAGCATTTACGGAAATGTTATTTGCCGCAGAACCGACGAATGTGACCGGCGCATTTTGTCCATATGTAATGGAAACATTTTTACCGGTGGCAGTTACAGTAGAAGATACCACTTTTGCCACCGAAATTTCGCCAATGCCAGCATTTATAACGACGGAGCGGGCATTCAAAGAACTTCCTGCCGTATTAATCACAGTTCCAGCAACGGTATTGACGGTTGCGACTCCACTCACGGCCAAGGTATTTCCGGGCGTGGCAAGTGTTGTTGTTCCATACGAATTATTTACGGTCAAATCTCCCGCGATAAAGGTTGTTCCGAGTGTGCTTAGACCCACAGTCCCAGTTGCATTTACTGTCAAGTTTCCATTGATTGAACCCGCTTGCAAATCCAATCCATTGGACGCCAAATAAATATTGTTAGATACGGCGGTGATTGTTGCGCCGGGTTTAACAGTTATGCTGCTTCCGCCCAAAACCAATCCATCTTGACTTGGCAATTTTCCATTTGCTAGAAAATAGTTAGAGCCAATTGATGTACCATCAGCAGTACTTGCATAAATTGCATTGGTGTCAATACGAGCATTACTTCCAATTATTATTCCGTTCGGATTCAGAATGTATACATTTCCATTCGAAGAAATGCTTCCATTGATAGTAGTATTGTTTCCGCCAGTTACTATATTTAAAACCGAAGAATTGGAGGATGGTAACGTATAATTTATACTATCTCCGCTGGCGATGGTATCGGTGCCACTACCAAAATTCTGCCACGTCAGAACGGATTTATTTGGTGATGTGACCACTAGCGATGTACCGGCTTGTGATAGCGTTACGCCCGGTGTAGCTTGTAAATTACTTGTTTCGATGGACGGCAGTCCAAACGCAACAGTAGCAAACAGGCAGAACAAAACAATAAGCTTGTTCCAGACCGAGTTATTTCTTGTATTTTTATTATTATTCATAGTTATTTTTCAAATTACATCCTCTTTCAAGGACGATATATGTTCAATTAGAACAGATATATATGACTTTTACAAGACAAAAATTTTTATAATAAGCTTTTATAAGATATAATAATTGGATGGGAGAGTTGGAATCGAACCAACGCGATTTGTTTCAGAGACAAATATGCTACCACTACATCATTTCCCAGCGAATTGATATATATTATACTCTATGTATCAATATAAATGCAAAATAAACAAAATCGTCGACGGCGACACCGTTGAGATAGACTTGGACCTTGGATTTAATATAATATTATCCAATCAACGTGTGAGGCTATCCGGCGTAGATACGCCAGAGTCAAGAACAAACAACAAAGAGGAAAAAACTCGTGGTATGCTTTCCAAGAAAAAATTAACAGAAAAACTACCGATTGGTAGCTATCAAAAAATAAACACCACCAAGGATGATAACAACGACGACAAGTTTGGTCGTATTCTTGGAGAGTTTATATTAGACGATGGAACAAATATAAATAAGTGGCTAATTGAAAACAACTATGCCGTGGCTTATCTTGGTGAAAATAAAGAGTTGGTTCAAGAAGCTCACCAAACCAATAAAAAGATTTTGATTGCTCGCGGAGAACTTTCCAAAGACGCTTGATCAGATCAGTTCTCTGGGATCATATACATTCCAGCCATCTGGCTTGCGAGTATCGCCAAACTTGCGATTATACATCCAATATAGTTTAGTAAAAATTGTTGGCCAAACCCACATTTTTGCATTTGTACCAATCAAACTGATAGAATCTTTATCTACATATCTGCCACGAATAATGATTGGACCGCCATCTATATTCTTACAATTGATAAAAGTAAAGCGACGAGCTTTTGGTCTATCTCGTTGATCGTAAATACTATAATCGCCAATCAAAATGTCATTAAACACGCAACTATGAAATGTTACATCATGCACACCACCTTTGATTCCAAGATCACACAACTCTGTTAAACTATATTGAGATTTAACTTTGTTTCTGACATTGTTCTCAAATATACAATCTGTAAATGTAACATTGCCGCCACGAACCATGTCAAAGGCACGCGCAGTACCATTTTTAAAAGTACATTTGGTATATTCAAGATCGAATGTCAATGAGGCTTTGCCTCCCCAACGAGCATCTTCGCCATCTATGATACAGTCGTTTACTTTACAATTATCATTTTGACTGAAACACAGAACTGACAATCCATCTGTTTGTAAATTTTCTGTGTTTGGATTGAATGTATCAGACTTGTTGAATGTCTGACCGTTTATTATAATATTGGTTTTCATACTACCAATAAATATAATATACAATGAACTATATTATGTAAAATGGAGCCACCGGCTGGAATCGAACCAGCTACATTCTATTTACGAAACAGACGTTCACCCATATGAACTTCGGCGGCGAAAATTGGCGTGTGCGATTCATCTACCCGCACTCTATGGTTCATCCTCAAGTGGACGCCATAAAATGGAGGAAAGGGTGGGAATCGAACCCACGAACCCGTTTAAGGATTAGAAATTTTCAAGATTTCCGCAATAGACCGCTCTGCCACCTTTCCATCTTCATATAACCTAACAAAATCTTTTCCATACTTTGTTTCTGTGTATTCTATGTATGGTTTTATCTCATTTTTCCCAAGAACAATCAAATTATTGTTGAACTGCTTTTTCTTCTCTTCCCACTGTGGAGAATCGTATCCCTTTATCTCCACATAATTTTTATCAACAATAAAATCGGGATAATATTTTTTCCGTTTTCCATTAAATTCATATGGAAATCCAATTTTGTTTCTCTCAAATTTTACTCCATGCTCTAATGAGTAAATGACCCACGCCAATTCCCACGAACTACTACAAAAATATCCTTTATACCAACCTTTTTTACCTCTACCACTTTTCATTCTAAATCCCCCACCAACACCTTTCATAGATTTAGAAATATTCTCTTTTCTTAATTTTTCTTTTTCGGCGGTTGATGCTCGGCCACCAAACTTTGAAACTGTCCCCTTCATTTTATTTGACTGAGCCATAACTATTGGACTCGTCTCCTTTGTTAATCCTGAGTTCCAAGATTTTTTTCCTAACATCGGTCTGGGGTGGTTTTCTCCTCTCATCCAAGGCTTTTCTATTCCAAGGGTAGCGTCAGAATTTTTCTTTCGCATAACTTCACATTTGTTTGCGGATGTATCACAAATCCACTTCCCACTTTTCAGTTGATGAATAGCAATTTTACCACACCCAAGTTCACAAATTTTTTGTTCCATATCAATAAATATATTGAATCAAGACAAAAGCGATGAACCACTACTATTTATATCAAAAATTTTTCTATAGTCAAGCTGTCCCACAGCTATCTCACTTTAGCATCTTTCGTGGTTAGGTTAAACCACCCTCAGTGCCGTTTACTGAGTTGGGAGCAACCCCAACGCTTCAAACAACAGATTCAGAGTCTGCCGCCCTTTTTGTCACTATAGAAAATTATATTAGCCAACTTCCATTGGAAATTTGCCAGTTTTTCCTAGCGCAATCTTCATTCCTTTGACAAGTGTTGTTGGCTCGGTTACTTCTTTACCATCAATGGTTGTTATATTCGTGGCAGCTTTGTTATGAATCAATTTCCACGTATCATCTTTTTGTTTTTGAATTTGAAATTGTTCACTACTAAAATATTTGGCGTCGTCGCCGTGTTTTTGGACGATTGCTCGGCCAATGTTTGCTGAAATATTTGCTTCCACAACATTTTTACCGTTGTGTGTTAATGTTAACTTATTTTTTATTGGAACTGGTCCCGCGTTCCCTCCTATTTTCTGCAAAACGTTTCTAACATTCGCTCTATATATTTCCATATATTCTTTTGATCTTTCTGGGGTGGGGCGTTGGTCGGGTGGATTCAAATCTTGATTTATAATAGGCAATACCTTGTCTACACCCACGAAATGTTTCATCGAAAACATTTCTCGCATATCTCCCAATACCTCGTCTAACTTCTTGGCCACAGATTTTGCAGCACTGCTTCCATAATAATTGTTAATTTGTTCTTCTGTGCCCTTGTTGAGCCAACCCGCTTTGCTTATTCCAAAAATCGGATACCATTTTCCAGAAGGAACATTTGCTTTTCCTCCTTCTCCGGAAGAACAATAAAATGGAAGTTTTATATTTCCCATATCAATCAACACAATGTATCTCCCCGATGTATATGCAAAGTATTTTTTGTCTTCCCCACCTTGCATTGGAACGACTCTTAATCCACTCGCAAGCAGTTGCTGTTTTTTTTGTTCAAGCGCCGCCTCATCACGCAATCTATCTTGTACAACACTCTCCAACATCAACTTCTTATGCTTATCAAACGTAGATTGTAATATACTCATATATTGTTATAAATATATATATAATAAGTAAAAATAGCGGAATTTATTTGCATTTGTGATATCCTTTTAAATCTTCTGACAAATCTTGGCCTGACATATCCCTGTAATTTTTTCTTAAAATTTTTGCAGACTCATAGTCTCCCACACGATTTAAGCAAATGTACGAATTCACTCCGAACGTAATATTCTTTCCGTCTTTTTCAGTCACCAAAACGATTGCACCTAGATTACATCCTGTGGACCCGGTACTCATATGTTCAATCGCCATCGCGCCTGCCACAAATAGTCTCGTTGCCGTGTCCGTGTATACCAATGAGTCCAATTCTACTTGGATTTTCCAATCAACTCCCTCAATTTCGAATTTTTTGGTTTTATTTATCATGTGGTTTCTATCTTGGATATTTTTTGTCTTGTGTCAACATATAAATGGCAGAAAGGGCGAGATTCGAACTCGCGGGGCTTGTTTAGAACCCGCTACACTTCCAATGTAGTGCCGTAAACCACTTGGCTACCTTTCTATATAAATTGGTGCCAATGATAGGACTCAAACCTACATATAAACAGTTTAGGAAACTGGTGCCTATTCTTTAGACTACATTGGCGTAAAAATTGGCAGAGTGGGTCGGACTCGAACCGACAATGTTTTTTAAAACGGAAGTTTTGGAGACTTCTGCAATACCATTATGCGACCACTCTATAAAATTTTTGTAAGCTACCAACTCTAATGCTCGATGTTTCTATTTTGCACCATTGCGACAGGTAAGAACTTACAGCACATGATCCTCGCTTGGAAGCATTGGCTACATCTTATAAAACTTACAAATTGGGGCGTCTAACGATATTCGAAATCGTCCTGAAAGTTTCACAAACTTCCGTGCGAACCACTACACTATAAACGCCATAAAATGGTCGGAGTGCCGGGATTTGAACCCGGACCGCTCGCTCCCAAAGCGAGTGCGCTACCAAGTTACGCTACACTCCGATAAACTATAACACTACATAAATATCATGCAATGTCAATAAAAATAGAATAGGCGTGATTTGGTGTGCGCCTCCCACCCAAGGGGCTACCCCTGTAACTGCCGTAAAACTCACTTAAAATTGTGCATTGTTAAGAGGCATTGAGTGACAAATATTGTCTTTTTACGCAAAAGAACTAACGATTGAACCAATCCACTGCTTCTGTTGATATGCTTTTACGAAAACATATGAACGAACAAGTTTTGAGCACTTGTTATACTGAAAGAAGATGGTTGTAAATTTATTCCTATTAAGGAGCTAGATGGATAGCCTAGTGTGACACAAGTACGATGACTCGTGTTCTATTCTTTACTATTTCTTTTCACGTTTACCAAAAATGCAACTGCTCGGGTTACAGCGGAACAGTAGGCTGGATCGTTTGTTTCAGAACGTCGTAACTGCTAAATTATATATGATTGTACAGATTTTCATTTCCATAACCAGAAGATAAAATCTGTTCACGAGTTGCAACTATGGGAGTTATTCTTCCCTTTTCTTTGAAATTATTCAATTTTATGGCAGATTCTCCAGCATACCAATGCACAAGTTTTCCATCAACCAATTGTGTGTGTATGGGTGTTGTGTTTGTTACTTTTACTTCCCATCCTTCTTCTTTAGCTTCTCTTGTTACTGCTTCAACTGGCGATTCGCCAATATCAACTTTTCCACCGGGCAATCCAATTCTTCCTTGCTCATTGCGATCAGCTGCACGAGTTGTAGCAGCATATCCACCATTTGCTTTGGCTAAAACAAACACTGCAAACGGTGTTCCGATCAAGTCTTTCAATTTTATCATGTAATATAAATATATACCAAATACAAAAACTAGGGCTCATCACATTAAATTAGTTTCAATATCCCAAACAGACAAGTGATGCATCACCCCAGACCGCTGAATTATCTTTGGGCTATACTGGTTTTTTATATTGAAATTGGTACTGGAGAAGGGACTCGAACCCCCGATAGGCGCGATGTAAACGCGCTGCATTAGCCACTATGCTACCCCAGCATAAAATTTTATTATTTTGTTTCTCCCGGAATTACGATTCTGTCCGCCACTTCTCCCATTACGTATTTTGCAATATGTCGCGGCGAAATCCATATATATTCATGCTGACTTATTTGTTTTTGGTCGTAGTCTAATAGAAACTCATCAAAATTTTCATATCCGTCGTCAAACCGTAAAACTAGGTCACTATCTTTAGCGTCTGGTCTTATTCTCGTGTGTAATTTTCCTTGCTTTGATAACAATGCACCGTTTTTCGAATCCGCTAAATTTTGAGCAGCCCAAGCTTGTGCGGCTCGAAGATATTTTTGAAATAATTCCTCGTTGGGGGAGGAAAATTTCGCTTTTGGGAAGGGTTTATAACTGCGTCTTATTGCAATTCTTACCTGTTCGTCTGAATTCACACTATATTCAGGGTTAAGCTCGATTTCTTGTATTACTTCTTTTATCAAAGATTTTAATTCGGATTTTTTCATAAATATAAATATATACTTCAATTTTAAATTTACTTATTATATTTAATGTAAATGGTGGTCCCACGGGGACTCGAACCCCGAACCAAGAAGTTAAAAGCTTCCTGCTCTACCGATTGAGCTATAAGACCAAAAAAGGGATTTCTCCCTCGACTCCGATGTTTACTTTAATAGTGCTTCAACCTTGCGGATAGCATCTTTTCTTTCATCAATGGAAACAGGAAAATTATTCACTACATTAATGAAGCTGTCTAACGTCTCATATGTCACCTCGTTCAAATCGTTATCATCAGCCGAAGCATAATGATATTCTTCGAACGGGACGGGACAAGAACACCCCGCACTTGCTGCGTAATACACTCGATTGGTGTCGGTCGCCCGAACTATCAATAGAGTATTAAACGCGTAGTCTTGAGGGTCGTCAAGTACATCGACAATTTCTAAACCGCATTCTTTTGGATTATAGTATATGTTTTGCATAATAAGCACGCATACTGTTTACTATAAATGGTGGAGAAAATGGGGCTCGAACCCACAACCTTCGCATTGCAAATGCGGTGCTCTACCAATTGAGCTATTTCCCCGTTATCTTTACATTTTATAACATCTAACCTATATTTATACATATGATTTCACTAGCAAACCTTGCTCGCAGCCTATTGACCGAGAGAATGAGTTTTTACCAATTATTCAATTCGTCCACGCCGTCCAGAAAGAACCGAGCGAAGAATATGAAAGTACAAACATTGCCCGTTCTGTCTAACAGAGATGAAAGATACTGGAATTTCTCTTTTAGAAGTGCGCCAGATAATAACACCACGGGTAAATCTTGGAAAGGTAGAATTACATTTCCAAAATCTAAAGAAGTTACTCGCCCAGATAGACTCATGTGCGAAGTTGATTGTGGATGTCCAGATTATAAATTTCGTTGGGCATACGCTAACAATAAAAAAGGAGCAAGTCCATTAGGATTCAATAGTTTGAATAAATCTAATGGAATGCCAGCAGATATGTTAAATCCGGAAAATCGTCCGGGACTTTGCAAACATCTGTTAGCTTTAAAAGATGGCCTAAAAAAGAAATTATCAGCAAGTCTCCAACCAACACTGTCCGGCAAGCTCGATGAAGTAGTGGACCAAAATCGACAATTTGATATAACTTACGAAGAATAATATATCATGATTAAATTAAAAGATTTACTTAACGAGATTCAGTCGAAACCATTGACTGTGTATCATGGAACAGGTTCAAAATTTAAAAAGTTTGACTTGAAAAAAACTACTCAAGGTATTATATGGTTTACGTCTGATAAAAACAAAATATTGTCAAACGAAGCGGGTGCACAAGGTAAAGGTTACCTAATTACTGCCGAAGTCACCATTAATAATCCTGCTGGGTGGGATGAATACGACAAGCTTGGTCTTGGTCAGATTAAAGGTAATGGATTTGATGGAGTAATCCTCAAAGACGCTGATGGTCAATTTGACTGTTTTGTATTTTCTCCACGGCAAATAAAAATAATAAAATCGGAAAAAATAAATACAAGTAAGGTATCTGAGGCATATACAGTAACTAAGTTGCCGCAATCCGATACTCGGCTATCTTCAAATTTTAGAGATGTTACAGGTGAAGAAGAAGCACATACTATTCAAGATAACTACGAAAAATACGCGGTTCGTGCAGGTATAAATCCTACCGATTTAATTTCACATTTACAAAGCGGACATGGGACTATTTATAATCCATATAACTCCAAAGATTATCTCGTTGGTCAATTCATCGGTGATACATTTGCCGTTTCGCATTTTGCACCCGAGACTGGTAAAACTGGTATAGATATGCTATTGGATTTGCTACACTCATCCACACCGGCTATTTTTGCAGTTCCGGAAAAAATATCCAATCAATTAGAAAAAATTGGATATAAAAAAGTGGGATCAAATGTTCCAATGAGATTTAAGGGTGATATAAAAGACAAAAATATTTTGATTAACAACGCCGTCAACCGCGAGGATTTGACAACTTTATTAGAACACTGGATGGAAGAGGCAGCATCCGATAGTTTATTATCATCCGACCCAAGAGTGAAGTTGTTCTTTGATAAACTAAAAAGTAAAAACGCTATATCAAACGACCAGCGTGACCAATTAAAATTGTCTGAACAAGAAGATTATAAAGGTCAACACCGTGCGCCAGATAAAGATGGCGGAGCACCATTGCACGATTTAACAAAAATTTATCCAGACGATGTTTATTCATCGAAGGCCGAACAATATTATGGGGATCGATCAACTGAATACAGTGATGCTGAGACCGTATCTATAATACAAAGTGCAAGAGGAAACCCCAACAAGCAAGTTAGAATATACAGGGCAGTACCAAACTTAAACAAAGACACGGATAATAAAATTAAAGATATATCAACCGTTGCCGGGTACATCATGAAATTTGGATTTTTACCAGTAGGCAGTAAATATTCCGATTTATATCCCGAGTTAAAATATAACAAAGACGCTTTGCTTGAAAAATTGTTTGCTGAGATGGACGCGCTCAAATCGAAGAAATTGAAAGGTTTAAAAATCAATCCCGGTGATTGGGTGACAATAAATAAAAGATACGCTATTAGTCACGGCAGAAATACTCTTATGGGAGATTATAAAATCTTAACAAAGACTGTTTCGGCTATGCATTTATTTACTACAGGCGATAGTCTTCATGAGTTTGGATATGATCCAAGTTAAATTGGTGGAATCGGTGAGAATCGAACTCACATCACAGATATTGCAAGTATCCGTCGCTATCCTTAGTACATGCGACCCCATAAAATATCGAAGAAGGGTGGACTTGAACCACCGACCTCACAGACGTTGAAACACCGGCGCTCTTTCTCTGAGCTACTTCTTCAAATTGGTGGTGCGGGTGGGAGTCGAACCCACAACCTTCGCCTTATCAAGACGTTGAACTACCATTGTTCTACCACACCATATTATAAATCAAATTCTGTAAAATCGTTTATTATAATCACTGCATTATATTTATAATTACTAATGCACATCAAATTATCATCTTTATTGCCATATTTATTGCTGGAAAGTCGAGTTTCTGACTTTCAAGAGAAATACGTAAACCTCCCATTATGGATGCAGAACTTACTTATAGATGGCGACTTTACCGCCAACAAGAAGTATCTCGACTGGCTTGGAAAGATCGTCACCGTATCCGACAAAATTGAAAACAAAGTGTTCGCTAATGATTTGTTACAGAGAATTAAGGTGCACTTCAACAAGCTATCAAGCATTGACATCAACAAGTACAAAACTTATGAAGAGTTTGTCCGAGCCACCGACGAAGCCGCGAAGAAACTTAGCAACAGAGAAAAATTAGCCGCAGACACCGAACTGATTTACGAAGATGACAGATTTTTAATTGTCGGTCCGCGCTCACAAGATGCAGTTGGAAATTTTGCAGCCGGAAAAACCAACTGGTGTATTTCAAGCAGCGAAGATTATTGGCAGGATTACTACTCTGAAAACACCGTAATTCTTATACATGACCGAGAATCTGAAAAACCAATGGCTCGATTGGCGTTGCTCTCTCCGTCCGGGGCGAACAGTCGTGATTGGACATTGTATAATTCTCAGGACCATACCATGTCTAGACCGGGGGAATATTTATCAGAAATATTGCCGGAAGAAGCAATGGAAAAATTAACGGAATACCTTGATGACGATGAAAGCAATATTTCAGACAGACAGCAAGAAGTGGAAGAAAAGAAAAACGAAGAGTGGGTAAAAGATCATGGCGACGAGTTTGTTCCTAAACTGTCTACGCTAATAGCAGAACATTATAACATCCTAGACGACGGTCGTATAGAGGACGACCTAGAAGAATATCTAGGAACCGAAGATTACGATGCGCTGGGAAAAAACTTAGCGTGGTGGTGCATCTTTCATCATGGAAGAGACAATGGTGTATTCCTCTCTAAAGATTTGACCAAGTTCTTGAAAAGTTACGACGGAGATTATCTCGACCAAATCACCAACGCTATAACACACGTTGTGAATATTAAAACTTACGGCAAACCAATGTCAAATATTGTTCGCGGTGTATTGGACGATTCTAGTTACGAAAACTTGGTGAGATTATCCGATTTCAATCTAGAAAGTGTGTTAGGGAATGCGATGAAAAAATATCAAGCATATCGAAATTCTTCAAATCAAACATACATGTTCGCCGACCCACAGACCCAAGAAAAATTTATTCCAAAAGATATTAACGATATAGTTGAAATGTTAACTTTTGGTGGCGCGGAGGAAGTTGCTAATTATATCAGATTGCGCAGTAAGCAAAAAATCCGCGAGCACAGAATCAAGTTGAAAAACTTAATTCGTAAATGGAAAACATAAAATGGTGGCGATAGTCGGGAGTCGAACCGACCTTTGAATATTGAGAATATCCTGTCCTTTCCAAACATAGACGATATCGCCATTTAAATATTTTTGAAGAGTGTGCTATTACGCCAAAAGAGCTAACACCGTTTCGCGGCCAAATATATAACAACTATATTTGCGCTTACATTTTCGGCACCGAGCTAAGGTCAATTCCGTAGTTCTTATCGGTTCGCGTCTGAATTGCCTCCACGCGAACCATTATAGTTGGTAATGGGAAATGCAGAATTCGAGAATTCATCGCTGCACTTTTACTAGCTTGGAGTACGGACTCTACTCATTATAGGATTGCTGCCTCTAGACCAACCTCCTCAACAAAAATTTTTGTCATTTCAGGTCGCTCAGACTTATTTTTCACTGCATGGAATCGAACCATATCGCAAGATTTGCTGTCCCTGTGCTACCATTACACCACTGCTATTTCATATTTCTGCCCTCAATGATGACAAATTGGTAGCCCCACCGGGTCACGATCCCGGCTCTCCTGCTTGAAAGGCAGGCGAACTCAACCATTATTCTATAGGGCCAAAAATGAACAGCACCCGATTATTCCGCGCACGGTTGCCTGTTGAAAAACATCAATATGATTACACCGACTCCTGTTTTACAAACAACTAGACTTCTGTCCAAATATTAGAAAGTGTTTGGTCAAGAGTGCTTATTACGCTACATGAACCCACTGCGATATTCCAATGGCTGTACCCTTAACTCTCTGTAAATTAAAAAATTTGGATAGGTAAGATTTGAACTTACAATCAAGAATGTTAATTCTCTTTGACTAGCTTTGCGTTAATTGTCTAGACGTTCCGCAACATATCCAAAAATTTTTGAATAGATGTAGTTTTGCTTTATATATCTACACTATAGCGAGTTTCCTGTTTGCGCATAAATTCCAACATGTTATTATTTTCCCATTTAACATATTGTTATGAACTTAGAGGCTTTTCGTTGCTTATTTTTCCGCTGATGGTTTAACCCCATGCTCGTACCGAAAAGGGAAAAACTTTTCTACACTCCGAGCTGCTATTCAAAATTAATTTGAGTCGGATAGGAATTGATACCTATTGATGACATTGAATCTGACCCGATCTATTAGGTAGTCATCGCTTCGTTTCAGAGGCACAGCTTTATGTACACTATACTGTGCGTAATAGAACTTCTCAAGGCTGTATGTCCTTCCACGCTGCCGCTCAAAAATTGGTGGAGGCGATAGGACTCTAACCTATAGTTATAACTCGTTCGAAGCGAGGTCGGCTCTACTTTGCCAGCGTCTCCATAAAATGGTGCGCTCGTAGGGATTCGAACCCTAATTCTCAGATTCGTAATCTGATGTCCTATCCAGTTGGACGACGTGCGCATATAAAATCGGCATATATGTTTCCATATTGCGACTCAAAGTGGCGGTGTTACGGGGAACTCGAACCCCGTCTTGCTGATTGACAATCAGCCAGTGCGACCTTTACACTATAACACCATAAAATTTAAATATGTCGCGCCGTTGTAGTCGAAACAACTTAGTCTAGAACCCAGCCACAAGGACTGCCAGTCACCTTGAATCAGACGCGACGAATGAATATGCGTCCATATTCAAATCGTAAAATTGGCGGAGTGCATCGGATTTGCACCGACTTTCTATAGATTGACAATCTATTGCTTGTGCTTCATAAGCTCCCACTCCAAAGTTTCACACAGCCATTATTGACATTGATATAAATCAAGAGGACTACTGTGTATGTTAAAAATTGGTCAGTGTGATAGGACTCGAACCTACATAATTTCCGTTCCAAGCGGAATCGCCAACCTCTTGCACCACACACTGATAAAAATAAATTGGGTGCTCTGATTTTTCCAATTGAAAGAGTCGTATGTCACTCTATATTCTTTTGGTCCGAAACACGAATACGAAATTGGTAGCAGAGATGGAAATCGAATCCATCATACCTTTCGGATGCGTTATGAGCGCACTCAGCGTCCCTTGGCTTGTCTCTGCTATATAAATTATATGTGTGAGGTATTGCCCCATTGCGACAAATTGGTGGGGACCAAAGATGTCGGCGACACGATAGTCGCCCCTCACACCCAAAAGGTTATCGAGCTTCTCGACTAAGTGTGAGTCAGTGAAACCTCACACATCACCTAAAAATTATTGTTGTTCTTCTGCTATCTCTTCGAGTCTTTTATATTTGTTAAAAATACTCGTGATTGCGGAACGAAATGCTTTTGTTACGTCTTCGCGCTTCATTCCGACTGATTCGGCTTCTACGAATGCACTGCGCAGCATTTCTTTTAACTTAGTTTCAAATTCTTGTTTCGAAGCCTCTACCGTTTTTCTTGCTCCGGCCCGCATCTTAGACTTATCTCCGATAGATGCTTTACTGTAATCCACGCGTTTATTGTGCATTTTTGCATTTCTATCATAATGTGCTGCTCCACTGTCTGGACCATCGCCCGTGAAGGTCTTCTTCAAACCTTTCAACATGTCTTGTCCCCAACCTTCTGGTAAACCTTGTTCTTGAATGACTTCGGTAACGCATTCGGCTATAATATCTTTAAGTTCGCTTTTTTTCATATGTAAATAATGGTGGTATTTCTATAAATATAACTCATATGTACAAAAAAGCTAACAAAATGGTGGAACCAGTGGGAGTTGAACCCACACGAATTAACGGTTTAAAAGACCGCTGCCCGTCCACTGTGGCTTTAGTTCCATATAAAATTTTTAATGAGAGTGTGAGTTCCACTCTGTTATGATACTTTTGTATCGACACATACCGCTTGTTTCCAAGGTCAACCTTTCGGCGTTTCGGTATACCGCTTGCATCCGTTCTCAGCTACATTAAATTGGCTCCCACCCGTGGTAACGATCCACGCTTATCGTGATTAACAGTCACGTGCTTAACACCATGCCAGCCCGATGAGAATAAAAATGCCTTTGGGAATTTAACCCATTCAAGATGAGGCTTCACCTTTATATTATCCTATATTTTTCGCTTCACGTGACATAGTAATTAATTCACGATATCTTCTACTCATACAGTAACAACTTTTTTGGAATTACTATCTCCGCAGTTGTTGTATAATAAAATGGCTGCGAAAGATGGACTTGAACCATCACTTCCCGATTAACAGTCGGGCTGTGCTACCTTAACACTATATCGCAATAAAAATGGCTGAGATACTTGGAATCGAACCAAGACTAAGAGTTTCAAAGACTCCGTTGCTACCACTACAACATATCTCAATAAAAGTGGTCGGAGTGACAGGACTCGAACCTGCATAATTTCGTTTCCAAAACGAATCGACAACCTTTGTCACCACACTCCGATAAATGTTTGAGGTGTTGTCACAATGGATTTTTGCGCCAAGAACAAGTCTTGGTGGATACTCTTTCGATTACACATCCATGCTATAGCTCACGTCCATCCCTCTCGGGCCGTTCGGCTTATACACCTATTGGTATAGGTTTCTCAAACTGGCTGAGATACTTGGAATCGAACCAAGACTAAGAGTTTCAAAGACTCCGTTGCTACCACTACAACATATCTCAATAAAATGGTGGGAGCTGTTGGAATTGAACCAACTTCTTCGCATCTTCAGTGCGACGTGAGGACCGCCTTCACCAAACTCCCATAAATTTTTTGATAATGTATATGGTTGGCTTACTCACTCTGCTCAATGCAAAGTGGTCGGACTTTGAACCCGTTACACGTCTTCCATGTGCCGTAAGATTTTAGAGACGAAAACACATACACTATCAAAATTAAAAGTCGCGCCAAGAAAAGTGGCTGTTGGTTATTAACCAACCGTTTCATTGAATTTATGCAACTCATTGTTTCGACCTAAAATGGTAGCCAAGGTGGGACTCGAACCCACAGAATTTAGTTTCTAAAACTAACACGTTTATCCAGTTACGTCACATGGCCATAAAATTATTGACAGAACTTCTACTAGCTTCACATGAGAACTCAACTTTTCTCACGCTTCGTTGCTGCTGGGTTGGTTCACGTTGGACTGCAAGTTGATTTACCAACTATACGACGCCCATTCCATCCTGTCAAAGTGGTGCGGGATGGGAGAATCGAACTCCCGTATCGACATTGGCAATGTCACATTCTACCACTAAACTAATCCCGCATATAAATTGGAGCCGCGTATTGGAATCGAACCAATCTCCATCCTTTTGCAGAGGAGTCATCACAACCAGCTATGTCACACGGCATAAATTGTTATAGGCGAATTCCACTAACGCAATAATTGGAATATCTTCGCTGAATTATAATTCAGAATATTGCGACCTACAAATTGGAGCCAAATGCGGGAATCGAACCCGCTTATCTAGTTTACAAGACTAGCACATTACCATTTATGTTTATTCGGCGTAAAGTTTTGCCTCATGTCAGCTTTTCGGTAAACTGGGAGTCGAACCCAGATATTCTCCTTTATGGGAGAAATAATGCCATTATATCATTCACCACTGACTTCAGCTGCGGTCACTTCGATTGAATTGCAATTCAAAGGAACACCGTCTTGCAAGAATCTAAATTTGGCGGAAAATATAGGATTCGAACCTATGGACCCTTTCGGATCGGGACTTTAGCAAAGTCCTGCATTAGACCACTCTGCCAACTTTCCGTATTATAAATTGGTCCGCCCAGTAGGAGTTGAACCCACAACCATGCCCCTATAAAGAGCGTGCTCTGCCAATTGAGCTATAAGCGGATAAAAATGGTGGCTTATGTCGGTATCGAACCAACCCAGCCCGAGGGCTTCGCATTTACAGTGCGAACCGCGTCCTTAGCGGTATAATAAGCCAAAAAATTTGCTGTACTGCGTATTTAGTGTTTGCTATATATCTTCGGAATGGTTGGAACACCAAACCTAGTACAAATTGGAGCGGGGTGGGGGATTCGAACCCCCACATCAAGTTTGGAAAACTCGTATGCTAACCGTTAAACATCAACCCCGCACTATTACTCAATCTTTTTTGTCCGCCTGAAGAATTTGAAAGGATTTTTTGCAAAACTCTTTCCCAACTTCGACAAACCTTCTAAAATTTCTGGACTGATTACTCCAACTACTCCGTATGTTACGGCTTTAGTCAGACTACTTAAATCTACATTTTCTAATAAAAACCATGTAATGACAGAACATATTGATGCGGCAAGTATTCTTTTAACTTGTTGCATCAGTGTAATCTTTACATCGTCGGTCAGCAATCTTGCTATCATACCCGCTGCTCCGATTATTGCTACAATCCATCCACCGGACAGAAATTCTCCAAGTAAATCTTTATGGTCGTTCATAATTTGATGTGTAAAAATAAATATAATATATACTCACATAACATCAATTATTTTGAAAAAATGGTGGAAGCCGTGGGAGTTGAACCCACACGAATGTTCTCCTTAAGAGGGAGGTGCCCGTCCCGAATAGCTTGACTTCCATATAACTGATTTATTTAGAGTCGGTCAGTAGAACGACTTGAAATTGTTAGGAGAGGCCAACTCAATACGCTACTTGCGTATCTTATTGTTGATCTCTCCAACTTTATTAAAAATAACTTATACTTCGGCCTCACAATAAAGTTACTCACTCTAACCTCAACCCTACCTGAACTTATTGATATTGATTCCCACAAAACGGTCCCTAAATGGGCCGGTGGCTATTTTAGCACGCTTTCTAGGTGCGCTTTTACCTGTCAAAATTGTACTGTGAAAAAACTTTTTGTTGTTTCGCCTTTGCTACTACAACGCTGACCATCTTACTCTTTTATCTTTCGCTGTCAACTATCTTTTCGAACTTTTTTTAACTTTCTCTTTCGCTACCCTTTCTTTTTCTTATCTTCTGTCACCTTGACTCTTTTTTATCTTCTGTCAAACTTTTTCTTACTTACTTTCCCTAAAATTAAAAAACCACCTTCTTTTTTAGAGGGTGGTTCCGGAGGTTTTGGATTTGATTTTTATTTAGAAAATCTTTTCCTCAACCGGACCACCCAACAAGTCGCCTTCATTGGCTCCGAGTGTAGGTTGTGTCGCATTAAAGCGCACACTCCACTTGGAGGTCACGGATTGCGATTTGATTGAATAATGTCTCATTGAATTTGTTATTACTGTTATTTAATAAATAGAACTATGTATGGAAAAAAATGAATTGTCAAACACTTTTTTCGAAAAATATCATCTTTTTTGCATTTTTTTACATAAATCACTTATTATAACAACTTTACATGCAATTCAGTGCTCATAATATCATGAAGAGATATTTGTTAGTATGTTTGATTGCCAAGAGTCGCTTCGACCCTTTTCAGCACATCATTATAATCATGGCCCATCTCATAAGGAGCAGCACGCAGGTTATAAACAGTTTGGCCTGTATATGGAACAACGGCGGTGAGATTGTCGGCTGAAACCTTCAGATGCCACTCGCCATTGATCACTCTGTCTCCTATTACCCAAAGCAAAGCATCGCCTTTCTTGGGTATTTTATTTGGTCCAAAGATAAAACCTTTATAAGTTTTCATTCTTTGTATTTTTCCAAGTAACGGTTACTGATGGTCTTGAAACTCATGCGACCTTTAAGAACTTCGCTGTATGTTTCAACGGTTGGACGCCAAACAATACCTTCTGCGGGAGTGCCGTTGGAATAGTTTAGCTCATTGGCAATGTTCAAAAGATAATTAACATCTCTGGGTGCCATATCATTACTAAACTGAATAACACTAAGTGTTTCAACAACTTTTATATTGTGCTTCTTTCCAAATTCAATCAATTCGTTATGACTAAAATACTTGCCTGTGTCGATGTCATACAAATTGAATAAATGCAGTTCAACTTCTTTGAATCCAAGACGGTTGGCTTGAATACCGGGACCAACCATTTCACCTTGTACACAAAGATTGCGAGATTCACTGCGAAGAATTTCTTCAAGTTTGATCTTGCGAGCCATCTTCCAATGAGCATTGTCCTCTGTTTGCGTCAAATCCAAGTTGCGAGAACACACGCCAAAATCAGCGTCTCTTCGATACGCAGTAAAACTTGTACCGTCCATTTTGAGTGTGCCAACAAGCACAAGATTTTTGTCAATGGCTTCTTGTAAGACATTAGGGCTGGATTGTAAACGAGGTTCATCGGTTTTGTGTAAAAATGCTGGAAAGTTTCCTTTGGCCACACCAGATAGATGTGCTGGAACAAATGGTTCATATTTGGTTACGCCAACCAATTGTGTAACATCTTGACCTACTTCATATTGTCCGTCTGGAAGAATAGAAAGTGGCATGGCAAGACCTTGACTCAATGTGCCTCTCAAACGTATAGTTTTTATACGCAATTGCTTGTTTGGTTCTTTTCTCAAATGATCATTCCATTGTGCGATGGGAAGAACACTATCTATTTCAAAAAAAACACAAAGGTCATTAACTTTGAATTCAGTCTTTAGTGCCACGCATTGCCACCCCAGAATTTTTACACACACAATCTTATCCGCACCGTCAATTGGTAGGATTTCCGTTATTTTCTGGATTGATGCTAATTTACGTTCACTCATAATTGTATTACCATGAACCAAAATAACAATAAGTCAATAAAAAACCCACCGAAAGGTGGGTTTTCGTATTATAGACTTTTTTCTGTAAACAGGTCGTTGTCAACCACTCCCAATTTTGCAGACCTTACATAGTTTGTATATGAGGTTGCAATTTTAGCATTGGCAACTGATCTTCCTGCGTCACTGTCAGCGACTGCAATCGTATTGGCGGCATTTATCCCCATAGCAGCAGATGTTGCCGCTACATTATCAAACGATCCACAGCCAACGAAAGTGAAAGTCCACTTTCCATCAGATTGAAAATGATCAATCATCTTCTTGATACTTGCGCGATCATGCTTGATGGACGAGTTTTCTTCTCCGTCAGTAAAGATTGTCACAATGATCTTGAGATTATCTTCACCGAGCTTGTCACCGTGGAAATCTTTTACTTTTTCAATACCAAGACCAATAGCATCAAGTAATGGAGTGCCGCCCGCTGGTTCATATTGTTCATTGGTCATATCCGTCAATTCTTGTACCTTTTGACCAACCCGAACAAACTTTAAGTCCGTTTCTTGGGTTTTTGCTCCCCCATTCCATCCCCAAGAATTTCCAGTTGCACTGAATTGAAGTTGAGTATTAAGAATGTCCGTGTCGGCATCTACTTCTTTTTTGAGAGCGTTGATATTTTCATTGATCCCTTCAATGGTACGAGAGCGATAAGGATTCATACTGCTTGATTTGTCGATGATTGTTAGTGCGTGAATAATTTTTTTCATATAAAGTTTTGTATTTGATTGTTTATTTTTTAGCCGACCCATCCAGTTGGTGGTTGGCAATATTTGCTACCAAATGCCTGTGGCTTTTTTTCTTCTTCGGTAACTCTTGGACTATCAGACAAATCAATTCCCATAGTTTCCAATGCTTCGCGTGAAGCATAATAAGACACAATCTCGGCAAGAAGTTCTCCTTTATCAAAGTATTCTTTTTTTACTCTGTCGTCCAACTTTTTGCCCCAACCAGTACCAGTGTCAAATTGTTTGTAACTCAACGGAGTATCAAATGTATTTGATATTGCCGATCTGGTATTTAGTCCGAGATTTCTGCTTGTGATTGCGGTTTCGGTAGTAAATGTTGCGGCATTTGTTCCATAACATCCAAGAGTATTGTTGGATGTGGTGTATGTTGCGGCATTTGTTGCACAAGTAGTTGTACCGCCCGTAGAAACATAGTTTGTATATGTTTGCGTAAAACCACTACCTGTTGCATAAGATATTGAATATGGAAATGGATTCCACGGACTCACCGGATATGGTTGCGAAATTGGTTGAGGTTTTGATTTTTCACCAAATACTCTTACACCAATTACACCAGAATTTCTGGCATCTCCGCTTGTTTGTTGTACATAACTCTTGCCTTTGCTTGTAAAAATAAATGCCGCAGATTCTTTGTCGCTGATTCTGTAGCCTTTTATTTCTACACTGCTGTATGGATCAAGAATATAGCCTTTGTTACTGTCTTCGGCTGGTTTGCCTGTAACAACATCCAATCCATCTACCGACAATACAGCCATTACTTTATAGCCATTATCGTTTTTGAGTTTCACGGTATAATTAGTACCATGCCTTGCTTCTATAAAGGAAGTTCCATCTTTAGAATATTCCTTTGTTGCTCGTCCATTTATGCAAACGGACATACCAATACCATGTTTATATGACATATTTCAACCTTTTGTTATTTTAGTTACTAGCACCACAATGGTGACTTCGAAGTATAACTATGTTTCAAATATTGAAATTGTCAATATATAATAAAGAAATATTTCTATAAATACTCCGACTCTAACAATTCTTTCAAAATATCTCCATGACATCTTTGTGGCTTGCAATAACACACGAGGTTTATGTCACTTATCTTTGCTTTGTCGGCAATCTTTTGCAGTTCATGTCTAAATTGTGCATTATATTGCCGCTTGGCATTCAAGTATGTACAATATGCATCCACTGCTTTATCTCGTGTATATTCACTGCCAATCACATATGGATTTCCAAATGCAGAGCCGCGACCAATATAAATATCATTTGGTGTTGGAGTGTGTTTGTATTTGTTTACGACAGTAATCACAAGGTTGTATGTTTTGTATAATACTTATTCATGTAAAATACTTTACCGAGTGGTGAGTTTCTCATTGGTTTTATATCTATCATCGGTGTAATAAGCATTGGAATGTATGGAGCATATACATATCCAGTCTCCATAAACCGCTTTCCTTTGAAAGCCAATAATGTCGGCTTGGGTGGTGCCGACAATACTCTCGCTACTATAACAGGAGCCGCTGCCAACCCAAACAATGTTGTTAGAAATCTACGACGATTCATATAGTTTTATGTGCTAACATTTCGTCTATTATAGATAATATTCGAGAACACCAGTCATATATTTCTTGCCAATGTTCAATATCATCGCCGGGGTCCGAAGATTCCGCTGCACCCGGAACTCCAATGTGTCTATATATGTTTGCATCGCGCATGTCTTCCACAACGTTATTTCTTGTTTCTTCTATCGACTTTCGTGCGCTTTCGGTCAAGGGGGTGCTTCCTTCTCTAAGCTTTTTTAGACCGACATTCCATCCGGTTTCAATCTCATTGTACATTTGGTCAAGTTTAGATTTCATATTTTTGCGATTAAGTTTTCAATATCATTTAGTCTTGCCAGAGATTGTACCCATTCTTTAGGTATTGCAGATTTTCCATAATATGCCCCCAAGATTCCTCCACACACGCTCGCAGTCGTGTCCGTGTCTTCTCCCATATTTACTGCCATCAACACACTGTCTTTGTAAGATGGACTATTGAATGCTGCCCAAACTGCCGCTTCCAGTGTGTGTAGACAATACCCATCAGACTTTATATCTTCTAGGTTGTAATCTGAGATGTGCTTTATCGAACTCAATAATCTATCAAATTCTTTTGGTGCGAATTTTTCAGTCAATGAGCAAGTATACAAGTGAGCCTCCGACAATGAACATCCACTTAGAATAAGAGAAATCAACATTGTATAATAAGTGCAGGCAAATGCCGATATTTCATGTCCATGGGTAAGTGCAGACCATTCTCCACAGAGTTTATATAACTCTTCCGGTTTTGTATGCTTTGAATCCACGAACAGAGCAAGTGGCGCAATCCTCATTAATGCGCCATTTCCGTTGCTTTGTGGCGTATGGGGGGCGGAAGGCTTACCGTGCTGCATAAAGCCCGCTATTGCGTCTGCTGTGGTGTTTCCAATATCAAATGCGTCGCCGTGTGCAGTCCAATATCCCTCGTTGACCCATTTCACGAACTTTTTCAATGCTTCGACCGGTGGTTCCTTGTTTATAAGCGTCTCCAATGTTATAAGAAGTAATGAACCATCATCCGACCATGTTCCTTTTGGTTGAAAATGTGTGCCAAACGAACGCATGTCAACGACGGGATTTTGACGCAAAACTTCCCGTGGACGAAATTCTACCGGTACTCCAAGTGCATCGCCTACAAGAGAACCTATAATTAGTCCACTTACATTGTCTTTATTCATAACCATTTCTTCACTTCTTTGTCGTTTTTATATCCACCCTTTTTGGCAACAGATTTGATTTCTTTCAATTCTGCTACCTTGATTTCATCTGCCATCACGTTTATCGGATGCATGTTATAAAACTTGCCTTTATCGGTGAGATAAAAGTTGCCCTTGTCAGTTTCCAGACGAACAGTTGTGTTGTCTGTGAAGAATACAGCGTCGTTGATTTTCATTGTAGTTCTGTCACGACGCCTTTTAGCGTTGGTCCTTTTTCAACTGTAAGCCATTCAGTGATTTTGTTGCTGTCAACTGGCTTTCCACCATTTTTAACATTTACTGCCACAGTGATATGAGGAATTTTGTTTTCACTATGAAAACCAACAACACGCACAGCAACAGCCTTGTCACTCATTCCATAATGAGTGATTTCAAGGTTTTGTTCTGTGCCAAGATATTGTTTAACAAACTCGGGAGTGCCGCCAAACTTTATTGTCATATGATGACAAATCATTTTCCAACCATTGTCACGAACAACAATGGGTAATCTAACGCCATTGATTTTGATATTTTTATCTGCCCATGCTGATAGAGCAAGTTGAGATTTTTCGTCTAATAATACTGCTGAATACATAATTTTATTTGGTTGAATTTAAAACTTTGCTGATACACGCGGCGAAACAAATTTCCTTGTCTACAACCTGTGCGTCTTGGAACTGGCTGTCGGCCAGAATAACAACAACTTCCACGACATTCTCGGGTGCATATACTTCGACTTGTTCGTACATATATGTATAAAAATCGGAATAACTTTTGATTGAATTATTCGCCATCAATTGCCGAATGTCCGTGAACGCCCGTTTCGTATCTTTATTCATCAAGTGTGCCAGTAGCTTCGTTTTAAGGTCGCCCTGCGCAACATCCTCCGTTGCCACTTTCAATTCGCCGCTAATCACATTCCGCTGGGCTGTGTTTATCACCGCCCGGATATCTGGGTAATGAGATTGAACGATTAACGCGATGTCCTTTTTCTCGAACTTCACATTTTCTGCGGTCAATATTCTTAATAGCGTCATCGCCACTTCGTTTTTCGACGGTGGAGTAATTGAGAATAGTTGGCAGCGAGAAATAATCGGGTCAACTATTCTCTCGTGATGGTTTGCGGTTAATATAAACCTAGTATGTTCACTGAAAGTTTCCATCGTATTACGCAAACCAGCTTGACCGGCTGGAGTAAAATAGTCGGCCTCATCCAATATAATAATCTTCAAATTGTTGAATCCAATTGTAGACGCGAAATTCTTGATTTTTACGCGAACCGTCTCGATTCCATTTTCATCCGATGCGTTGATATACATTACATCACATTTGATGCTGCTAGCAATTAGTTTTGCTAATGTCGTCTTGCCTGTTCCCGCACTTCCATAAAACAACAGATGTGGAATATCATTATTCGCGATATATTGTTTTATTTTTGCTTTTAGTGTGTCGTTTCCAACATATTGGTCAAGTCCAATAGGTCTATACTTCTCCACCCAGAGAGTATGTGCTACTGGAGATTGTGCAGTTTCGTCTATTTCTATAAAACTCATATTATTTAATCGCGGTCTTTAACAAATAGTAATCGGCAACATAATCTGCGCACGTGAAATTCACGTGTCCGATTCCGTCGGTGTTGATTTTCAATACACTTGGCGTTCCACGGTTTCTTAACAAAATATCCTTGAAATAGTTGGCATTAAAGGTGATATCCTTCTTGGGAGCGGGCACTCCGACTGGTGTTGCCACCAACTTAATCCTATTGCTATTGATGTTACTGTGTCCAACGATTACTTCGACCGCTCCCTTGTCATTCATCATTATGGTGAATGTTTCGGCCTCCAACAGCGCGGACTTAGCCCGAATGAATCTTTCCATAAAACTATCATCCAGTGCAAGTTCCAAGTCGAATACAATGGTGTTTGGAACACTCACTGTTCTGGGGATAACCGACAAATCGGCCAACATATACAAAGATTCTGCTGTCTTGTCCTTAAAAGAAAAACTTACATTTCTTCCGTTTACCTTGTCGATTCCGATATTCAATGTGTCATCGAAAATACTCAGCATCTTTTTGAGTTGTGCAGTATCATGGACTGCATATTCCCCGGCCTCGATTGGTAAATTTTTGTATTCGATGCATCCGGCCAAACTTTTATCGTCGGTCACAATTTTAGCTTTTAGGTTGGTTCCGTCAGAAACCAACTTAACTTTTTCTACCGTGCCGGATAGATTATATAGCTCAATAAAACGTAGTAGGCTGCTTTTTTGCATAATAAATATTGTTCGATGTTACATTTCCAAGAACGTTTGTCAACGTTAATCGTCAAATGTGAAAAATTGTTGAACGGCCTCAATTTCGTCGCAATAAAAATCCCAACGCAATGCTTCGTAGAATGCTTTCAATTTCTTTTCCAATTCCGAGTTCCATATAGCTTCTCGGTCGATGTATGTCAAAATAAAATCCATTATTACTTGTGGGTCTTTTCCGTCATCTTTGAACGCCATACCATTCAACCCAAATGGATTGTCTCTGAGATAAACCCACTTGATTTTTCCTCCGCTCAATATCGGCTCGGTTCCACCCTCATTATAATTCTTCAACATGTCGTTATATGCAAGTGAAGCTTTACATTGTGCCGTGGCCCCATACACAAACTGGAATGGCTCCCGGCTTGGTGGATTAAAGTTTGTCTTAGCGGCAGTATTTGAGATGAATCTAACGGATGTATTTTTTGCCACGTCCTCTAAATTGAATGATGGCATTGTTCGCTTGAACTCCAATACCTTAGTGTTTAGAGCCAAATTAGTAGTACCTTTGAGAATATCGGACAATACAGAACTCATGAAATCTCGGAATTTCCTCGGATAAGACGACCTAACAACGTCTAGTCCCTTGATTTCAATGTCGTCCATGTCTTTGCTTTCTTCCATGTTATACACTTTATGCATGGCATAACGCTTTTTAACAACCCAGAAAGCGGACTGTGCCACAACATCGGCGGCGATTTTGATTCGATTGTCGGTCGAGTTGAACATTCTCAACATCATGACGACGTAAAAATTATTTAAATCCGCCTCAACTTCTTTGATAGTTTTAATTGCGTACGGTTTAATGTCCACAATTTTGTCATGTATTGCCAGCGAGTTTATGTCCAAGTACAATGAGTCGGTATCAATGTAAACTACATAGTCCTTGTCTGTACTATTGCAACGTTTATTGAATTTACCATTTACGTACTTCGCCGAAGTTTTAATGATATCTTGCCCAGTTAATGTAACTGCGGCGGCATTGTCTAAGTCGTAAAATCTAAACACAGACAATCCCAATACACCATACAGAGAATTCAACAGAATCTTCTGCACGTGTTGTCGCCTCTTCCAGAAAACGTAGTCAGCCTTATCCTCCGGTGAATTACTTTTCTTCATGCGATTGCTCGCGTCTTTCATCTTGGTTTTAAACTCCAGACGTTCGGCGAACCACGTTTTCAAAATATCGGGAATACAACCGAGCTTGTTTTGATCGTAAACTACGCCGTTTGAACTCACAGATAGATTGTTCTCCGTCACAATTTCCGAGAACTGTGCGTATGTATATGGGTCACCGGCAAATTGAATTGTATCGGCAGACTTCTTGATTAATTTCTCAGGACTCCACTCGGCTATAACATCCAGCTTTGTCTCGGGCGAAATATTCAAACTCATAATAACCGATGGATACAGCGAATTGATGTCCGCGCTACAAATCCAATCGTATCTACCGGGGATTGGGTCTTTTACATAAGCACCCTCAAATCCAACGTCGTCGTCATCATCATCTCCGTCGGAAATTGCTAAATCGTCTATATCTTCTTCGGACTTTGGTCGTTTGTTTGGTGCAACCAAATGCTTTCTCCTAAGATACGTTAGCAACGCGCCTTCCAAGAATTTGGACGACACATGAAACTCTTCATAACCCACGTGACATACGTGACAAATCGACATCGCCAATTCAATAAATTGGAGAGAATCATTCAGTCGTTTGATTAACACAACGTCGTGTAAATTATACTCGATGAATTTTTTAATGTCTGTGCGTTTTAAGCTATCAAGCGACCCTTGATACACAATCTTTCCCTCTTTCAACTCCTCTTTTGCGACGGTATCTAGTCGATAGTTTGGTAGGTTCTTTCCGCTATACTTTTTATATAGAACAAGATAATCCAGACAATTGACTCCGGCAATCGTCATCTTGTCTTTATATTTATTGAAATAGCAAACATTGATAGGAGATAAACCATTTTTTGCGCCATCTCCTAACACGGCGTCCAATCGAGCCGATAGATACATGAAGTCAAATCCATCAGTATTCCACCCAGTGGCAATCGTCGGGTTCACGCTGCGCCATCTCTTAAGAAACTCCGTCAACAGTGACTGCTCAGTTCGATATCCTAAAATATTAATATTTCCGGTCACTTCGTCCGCCACAACGTTTTCCTCGTCCAAAACAAGACAGTAATACTTGTCGTTCGCATCATCCCTCAATGCAATAGCGGTGATTTTTTGCTCCGGAATTTCTATGTTGGGATATCCTCCGGTGGAATCCGTTTCAATGTCCAAAATTGCAATCCGGTGATTTATGCTCATTTCATCACTGTCGGTGTACGCATCAATCAGAACGCGGGTATCCCACGGAACGTCGGATTCAAATAATGATGGGTCTTTGAAATTATACTTCTCTACCCGGTCTAGCTTATCGCCATAAATCGACATATACTTCCCATTTTGGGAACGTTTATATGCGTATGGCTTGTGTTTAAAATTTACATATCCATTTATATCGTCCCATAGATGAACAATGCCGGTCTTGTGCTCGCAGTAAATAGCTTGGTACATATTGGAACAGTTTGACTCGGTGTTATACCACGGAAACCGCATCAAATCCCTCAGAACGAGTCGGGGCGTGTAGCTTAGATGCTTGCTTGTCGATAACCCACTCCGGAACTTGGCGCAAACGAGAAGAATTTCTCTGTTTAGCGACATTGACTGGCGTATCTACAAAATAAGCATTGATGAGCGCCGAGTTGGCTTTGCCAATCTCGACCCAATCCTTACGGTCCTTGATAGACAGACTGGTCGCGTCGATAATAACATTCTTTCCCTCCGCCAAATACTTCGCGACGCGGTCCTTGGCAACGGAAAATACTCGACCATTTTGGGTCTGGTCTTGTGCATCTCCGCTCAATTCCACGCGAATTGCATCGGTCTCGACCAGTTCGGCTGAAAAGTCGGTCTTCAACTTGTTGGAATAGGTGCTCTTTCCAGAGCCGCTAATTCCTACCATAACAAATAAATTGGGTTTCATATACCCATCTTAGATAATTTTTATTAGATGTCAAGAAAGTTTCGAAAATACCCAGTCGCGCTTGATGGTTTTTATATGAGAAAATCCCAACTCTCCGAGCAGTTTTACCGTATTTGCGTCGGAATGTCCATACCGCTTTCCCAACCCCTTTAACTCCAATACAACAATAGGATTACTTCGCAATAAAGTAGCTTTTGCTCCCAATATCGCATCATGTTCACTTCCCTCCACGTCCAGTTGTATAAGACTAACTTCGGACAAATTTAAACTATCTATAGTTATTCTTTCTGTGTCCGCCCCATCTTTAACTTGGTGCGCTCCAACATTATTCGGTTTCAGTCTATCTATTGATACTTTTCCCGGAATTGCTCCAAGCGCGCAATTTTTTGCATGTATATTATTTATACCGACCAAATTTTTTTCAAGGGCTTGCCAATTTTCCAAGTCGGGTTCAAATGTGTACACCGAGTCGAATATAGTAGATAGCTTTTTTGGCCAAATTCCGAGATTTCCTCCCGCTTGGATACACACCCGCTTGGTCTTGCAAAGGTTGGCGAGTTCATCGACGGCCTCGACTTCTTTTAACACCGCCTGAAAGCAGTGTGTATCTATTTCAGGAACCCACCAATTATTTTTTAATATTATCATAAGGAATTTGAGTTTGTTGCCATGGTCTGGGTAATCCGTGAAATATCACTATTTTAGTTTCCGGTGGTATTGGTTTACCTCTGAGATGTGCTTTATAACTCATAATATTGTTTGGCAATATATCTTGATAATACGCAGCTCTGGTTTTCCCAAGTTGTGCATATATAAAATCTTGGTCTCCTTTGTATAATTTAATATATTTCTCGGGAGACTCCAGAAATGTTTTATATAACTCACTCATATCTCCACGCCACGACATCACACTTGATTGCATTGAGTGTGGGTCTTTCTTCCCGATGAAAACATCTCGTAATATACAGAATTCGGGGACTAACATTTTTTCTACTATAGAATCTAAATTATTTATTATAATAGTATCCAAGTCAAAATAAATGACTGGTCCCGGTATTTTAAAAAGTTCCAATTTAGACCACCAACCGGACCAGCCGTCGGTGAGGGGGATTCGCTCAACTCCACATTCTACATCCGATAAACATACGAACGAATGTTCGACCGATAAATGTTTTTTTACGGACGCTTCTAGAATAGCGACATGTGAAGCATTATAATCTCCACCCGACCTTAATACAGATGCTATTGTTATCATAATTAGTTAAAATTTACCTTGGCATTATATTTGGCACACGCCTTTATTATACTCTCAATCAAATCATCTTTCCGCTGCCCGTCCCAATTGTTCTTAAATTTTACTTGTTCTTTTGGTAATATATCTAATACGGTCTGGTGATATCCATTTCCTTTTCCTATCCCATACAACTCAAATTGCTTCACATTTTCATATTTTAATAAATATCCCACTGCCATTCCAGCCGAGGTATTTGCTCTCTCCGGTGTTGGCAAATCGGGGTTCTGGGGCTTCCATGTGAACAAATTGTAGATTATAAAATTTATTGGTTTCCCCGGAAATTTATCAACTACTCGCTTATAAGTTATATCGGCGCGAGGAATTCCTTGTACGTGCGGATGCTCGGGTATTGCTATGTTTTTAACATGGTTGAACTTTTCGTCGGCCATTCCTTCCAATCCTTCTACATCGTTTGCGAAAATATAGTCCAATTCATCTATAAACATAGCCCCGTGGTTGATTCCAACCAAAATGTCGTTTGGAAAATCTGCCCTTTTTATCGACTTTGCCGTGGTGCCTTTTCCTACTATGTGCGCAGTCTTCATATTTTTTTGTCGTTTGGATTAATCTTGGCGGTCAAATTGTTCCCGTGAACCGTCCATTTAACAAGTCCACTAGGCAAATCTTTGACAACTGGGACGTGTTTCCAGTATTCATTATGTTTAAAATCCATTATACCGCGAACTTTTAATTTTTGACACAGGCTCAAAAACATAGAAGTTTTAAATGGGCCGTATTTAGTCATTGAGTATTCGTGTCCGCTGCTTATTTCATATTTGGTTGGCTGGGCCTGTATTAGAAATGTATCGCAAAGTTTCGATTCCTCCAAATAACATTTCTGAATGTCGTCAATATAACTGTCGGCCATCCAGTCGTCGCAATCGTGTCGAGTTTGAATCTCGGCACCAGTATTCATTAGCAACTTAGAAAACTCCAATAGTGACCCGCATACGCAGGTTATTATATGCACACCAGAATCTTTAAATGCGTTTTCTATTACATCTTTATGTTGGGGGTGTATCATTATGTACACAGAAAAATTTTTGTTAGTTTGTGTGGATAATGATGGTATGTATACGGACCGCATCACCGATAAATATTTATCGAATAATATCGAGTCTTCAAAACTACATCTTGTTGCTATAATGTGCTTCATTACAAGGTATCAAATATATATATCATTCGCGTTCCGATTAAGATTGTTCTGGCCGGTAAGTTTCCTGTCCATTTTGCAAATATAGTCTCGTCTAAATTGTTATGAAAATCTAATGGGTCGGCGGTTTTCCACTTATACGGAAAGCTTAATATTGCCGACTTTGCAACTCGGCGAACTTCGTTGAAGGCTTGACCTTGTTTGTTGTCTAGGTGTTCCCACACTTGTAAAGAAATAAACAAATCGAATGTTTTATCCTTGAATGGCCATGGAGACACTCGACCATCATGTTTTACAGTAGGAGAAAACTTTTGATGTATATCCATAGTCGTGCCGTCGACAAATATAGGAAATCCTGCGGCCCCAAGCTCCAACACGCTACCGGGATTCATTTTTTCGGCTTCTTGTCCAACAACCGAGTAATATGGCCATCGGCCATCGAAATAAGGAGTCTCGGCCAACTGTTTTATGTATTGTTCGTGTGTATTTAATTTCATAATTTTCCGTCTTCGTTTCTACCATTGAAATAATTTAGTATTGCGGAGTATGTTGCATCGGTTACATTTTTTATTTGAACAATTCCACGTTTGTTGATAGAAATACATTTGTCCCAGTTAATTTCTGCCGATATGGTGTGCCTGTCAACATATGATCTATTTTTTCTATCTCCGTGCCAAGAATGCACAATTTCTCCTTCTATACACGAACAAGATTCCTGAGCCCATGCTTGGATAGAGTTTTTCCACATTTCGTAGGGTTTGAATTTTTTTGCTGCCCCGGACGCTGACGTTGCGGATGTGTTCTTCGAATTTCTATATATTGTGTACAATAATACAGTATCTCCTCCTCCCATAATAGAGTATGGATATAGCCCTCCGCCATTTCGCCATAAATCTCTTTGCGCAGCCAACGCTGCGCCGGGGGTTCCTATATATTTACCGACCGCCGTTTCCGCCATAGGCCCACCAATCTTCATAAGAGAAGGTATTGTGGATATTTCCTCGCCGAACCTATCGGTAAATATTTCTTCTGAAAACATTTGAACTACTCTCGCGGAGTTGAGTTTATCGGATGTTTCTCGATACCAGTTTCTATTTTTAAAATATATATCGTGATCTATCCACGCAATCTTTTTGTACTTATCGGGGATGAATTTCTCGGCTAAATTTACACACGCCTCTTTTTGAAAACAAACGTTTTCTTTATTTACCCTAACCTTAATCCAATTTGGGTATCGTTCAGTGACAAATTTTCCGGTCAATGATAGTTCAACGCCATAGAGTGGTATATTTTCAGACTCCATCTCTAATATAAATCTATTCAAATTCCTAACTGGCGATTCGAACCCTGCCCAATTAAAATGGACAGCTACGACCGCCATGTCTTTTTGCCATTGATTTATGTTGCCGGATAAATTCCCGTCCTCTTTTCTGGAATTAAAGTATAACAATATTTCTTCGTAGATACTTCCGGGTACATCTTTAATTTTTATTATACCATTGCAATCCAAAACTACGTGCTTATCAATATCTATTTTTGCTACAATTTGATTACGACTCCCGTATCCTCTCTCAAATTTATCCCCATGCCACTCATGAATAAACTTGCCCTTGACGTACGAAATTTCATGTTTATTTACATATAGCTGGATTTTCTTTTTCCACTCCAAATATATCCCAGCGGTCGGCTCAGTATTGCCGTCATAAATATTATAAATAGTATTTACTAACAGAGTGTCGCCAGCCCCCATAAATGAATGACAATAAAGTCCACCGTTCTCCCAAAAACTTCTCTGTGCGGCCCACGCTCCTCCGGGATGTCCAAAATATTTCGGTCCAAGTCTTGGTCCTCCCGCCGCCACAATTCCACTTATTGTAGAAGTTATCTTTCCAAATTTGTCCGTGTCACTTCCACTCTCGTATAATTGAACAAGCTTGTATTTGTCCAACTTTCTGGACATTTCTTGATACCAGTTTCTATTCGTGAAATGCAAATCTGAGTCTATCCACGCTATTTTTTTATAGCATTCCGGAACAAGTTTCTCCACCAAATTTACACATGCCTCTTTTTGAAAGCATACATTAGTTTCATCCACTCGGATATGTTTCCAATTTTCTCTAGTCCGGGTTACGAAAGTATCGGTCAATGATAGTTCCACTCCATATACAGGAATTCCTTCCGCTGCCATTTCGTCCAAGAATCTATTTAAATTTCTTACGGGATTTACATAGTTTGTCCAATTGAAATGACAAGTAATTATTGCGACGTCTTTTATTGCGATAGAAATAGAATCAATCTCCGGAGGATGCCACAGATGAATTCCTTTCGGCTGTCCCACTTCTACGCTATATCCAAGCGATGCAATCTTCGCTGACAGTACCTCATCTTCTTTTGCCCAGCCAAATAAAGTTTCGTCCATGCCGCCGATTTCTATAAATTTATCTCGGTTGAATATAAAAGATAATGCCCCATACAATGAAAGATATTCAGCGGTCACATCCTCGTACGAAACCGTCAAGTAATTTCCGGAAATGATTTCCTCGGTATCTTTGGCAAACAATTTTTTTGCGGCTGAGTAAGGTTGAATGAAATCTCCCGCTGGCAATTCGTTCAGAGCCTCGCTAAATTTCATGTAAAAATCTGCGTCGTTCGCCCATACATATTTCGTAGATACATGATTCTTAGTTGCCCAGTTTATTATTCCGGTCTTGTGTATTTTCTCACTGGGATGTTTGTATATCAAATGTCTAACCCCAGAATTCTCTCCGACCAAATTTGTTATACTTGAGGTACCATTCGCGGTTTGTTCCGCTACTATTACCTCACACCCGGTCTTGAGAATATACGGCAAAATAAATTTTAAATTATTTATCCTATGCTCTTTTAAGTTGAATATCGGAATTACAAATGTAATTTCTTTTGGATTAATCATAACATTTAGTAAAAATTTATGGAAAAATCATATAGCCGCCCGGTGCATATCCCATCAGTCCACCATATGTCGGCGTTACTGTGGGAGTTGGAGTTGGTGTGTGAGTTGGTGTTCTCGTCACGGTGTGTGTGGGCGTGACCGTGGGAGTATTAGTAATTGTGGGCGTGACGGTCGGGGTCGGGGTTAATGTCGGGGTGGGTGTGGGAGAATACGATACAGTCGGAGTGACCGTCGGAGTAACTGTCGGAGTGACCGTTGGCGTCGGCGTCGGAGTTCTAGTTGCCGTGAGCGTTGGAAATGGTGTGGCGGACGCTCTTGGCGTGTGAGTTACCGTCGGAGTAACCGTGATTGTCGGAGTAACCGTGATTGTCGGAGTAACCGTGGGAGTAGTTGTCGGAGTAGTCGTCGGGGTTACCGTTGGTGTGGTAGTAGTCGTCGGAGTGACCGTCGTTGTAGTTGTGACCGTCGGAGTAACTGTCGGAGTAACCGTTGGCGTCGGCGTTGTGGTTGGAGTAGGAGTTTCCTTTGGAATGAACGCCGCCTTGTTGCTCAATAATTCCCAGCCGGTGAGTATTCCAAGATTGCTATTTTTAATGTATAGATATGTTGACTGGTCGTATTCTACTAATTTTTCATCCGCTTCTGTTCGCAAATATGTCGGGGTTTTGTATGCTTGAAATTCAACCGTATGCCAATTATCATGCGCACTTCCAGAATAATTTATCTTATAAAAATTACCATTCTTGTAGAATAGAGTTCCCTTTTGACCATCAATTAGCCCGTCCGGATTACCGGCGAAATTTGTATTAAATGGTAGGATTATGCTCATAGACCACTATAATTAGTGAACTGCCTTACTTAATCGGCAATTATTTGCCAGATTCACCCGAAGAATCTTCGGTTTCTACGGGACGACCGTGGGCCAATGTCGGTATTGTACAGTTTAAAAAATCTCCCACAACGCCCGTGATAGCCAATCCTATAAATGTAGCCAATGTTGCTATTATAATAACAAAAAAGAATTGGTATCCCATGTCCCAACTCTTCACCATAGACAATATATCAATAATCATATACATTATATTACTTGTTTATTTGCGTTAGTCAACTAAATCTTACACTTGACTATTCTTTTTTTCATTAACTATATTTCGTTTTTCTGTATCATCCAGTGTCCACGACAAAGTTATAGGCATAATATGTTTTTTCCACTGTCCGTTCATTTCCCGTTTAAAATACCAGATTATACATTTGCTATGTTTGCCTTCTCGAACTGCCTTTGCTATGCCTTTAATCGAACCTTTAACAAGTTCATTGCTTCCATACGACACAGGGGTTCCCATATCTGAGTCATATAATACTTGTCGGTCTTTCATATCAAACCAATAAAATTGTTTTTCATTGAGACTCCAATCGTTTTTCAATTTTGGTATTTTAAAATTGCCTTTTCCCATCATGAAATTGGGTGGTGGATTTTTTTGCATTTCATTTGGTTTTGCTGGGTCAAGTTTCCATCCATCGTTGTTGTTCATGACATAATCCAAAACATAAAACGCACGGCGCTTTCCAACTTTAATTTTTTCGGCCTCTGCAACGAGTGGCGCATCTACTTTATTTATTTGTCCATAAGATACAGGGTCTCCCATTCCAGAGTCATATAATACATAATGACCTTTTCCCATATTGAATTTGTAAAATAAATCCTCGTTCAATGGTATCTTCTTGTACTGCACTGGTATTTTGTCCATGCGTATAAATAGAAAACCGCCGACAAATTTCTTGTCGGCGGTTTTCGGTTGTAATAACGTTATTTTTAAACAGTTGGCGTATGTTCGGACACTGTCGATGCTGTGGCGGCGACCGTTGCAGTTGCTGGCACCACCGCCTTCTTCTTGTCGGATGTGACATCCCCCACCGAGACGGTGGACTTCTTATCGACCAGTTCGAGGACTCCTGCGGCCTTTGCCGCATCGAGAACTGCCTTGGACGGGTTCGCCTTGGTGTACACCAGCTTTGGACGGCCAATGACCGGCTTAATCTTGCCGATGGCCACCAACTTGTTATCGGCCTCGGCCTTCTTGAGCCGGAACCGGAGAGTAATTGCTGGGATTACCGCAACTCCTCCGACTTTTTGCCACATTTCATCAATGGTGAAATGTCCTTCGGGCCATTCGATGTTAATGGGAGTTTTCTTAGTTTTATTTGTTGTATTTGGCATAATTTTATTGTTTATGATTGTTTATAATTGCTTACTGGGTGACTTCGTTATCGCAATATCCGTCGGAATATCCGTCG